GCAGAAAGACTGGAGGTGATAGTCCAAACAACTTGATTACCCTTTGTGAAACTTGCCATAAGGCATATCATAGAGGTGAGCTTGAATTAAATGTAAAACGTGGGAAGTCATTTAGAGATGCCGCCTTTATGGGGATTATGCGATGGAAATTGTATGACGAGCTAAAACTTAGATACGATAATGTTTCAATGACATTCGGCTATATCACGAAGTACAAACGAATAAAATTAGGATTGGATAAGGAACATTACAATGATGCTTATTGTATATGTGGTAATCTTGCAGCTAAGATGTTGTCTACTCATCATTTTATAAGGTTTATTCCTCGGCATAGCAGAGTATTGCATATGCAGAAATTCAGTAAAGGCGGTGTAAGACGAAGTGCTAGTGCTTCTTATTGGCTTAACGGTGGTAAACCTTCTAAGTATGGTATTAGATTTACTAGGTTTGACAAGGTCAATTTTAATGGTATTACTTGCTTCATCAGTGGCAGCAGTAAAGGTTTTGCTGTTTTGCGAGATATAAATTGGAATAAGGTTAATTGTTGTAAAACAACTGTTACAGTTAATAAATTAGCATTAATTTCTAGAGTTCATGGCTGTATGTTGTTTGGGTAATTATGTGATAGTAATTTAAAAATATAAGCATGGCTAATAAAGGAGAAATAAGGATTGACGGTAAGGTGATGGGAAAGGATTACGGTAGGTATTTCTATTCTCCGCGTGGTAATATGTGGGCTGTCACCTTGTGTACGTATGACTGTGATGATGGTCGTATGTTTGAAAAAATAGAGTTGTATAGAACGAAGGATCAGGCTAGGGAGGCTGCATTTAGATTAAACACTGATGTTAAAAATGGATAAAGTAAAATTCGTAAAATTAAGACGGGATGCAGTTCTTCCCGAAAAAAAAACTGATGGTGCTGCCGGGTATGATTTGTATGTTCCTGACAACACATTGATAAGAAAAGGTCGTAATCTGATTAAACTTGGTATAGCCATTCAGATGCCTTCATATATGAAGGCTATTATCAAGCCTAGAAGTGGATTTTCTCTGAAAGGTATTATTGGCGTTGACGGGAAGCATCATGACGCTGATGTGTTGGATGGTGTTATTGATTGTGACTATACTGGTTGTATCGGTGTTATAGTGAAGAGTTTTGAGAAAGAGCCTTTCTATATTGCTGCCAAGGAGAGGATTGCTCAGCTTCTTTTCAGTAATTATATTGAGGTTGAATTTGTTGAGGTTGAAAGCCTTGATTCAACGGATAGGGGTGATGGAGGTTTTGGTCACACAAATAATTCAGGCAAATGAGAAAGAAATTTTTATTATTTTTAGCTATTTCTTCAATAGTATTATTGGGGTTGTGTAGTTGTTCCAATGATAAGGATGATGAATACAAGGATGCTATTATCGGGACATGGGAACTTGTTCAGTTGACATACTCCCACAGCTAAAGCAAGTGGGATTCTTGGGTACAAACGCATGATGCTTCCGAAGAAGTCTTACCCATGCTCTCCAATTCGGAAATGCCCTTCCGAAGTATATTTTTAGCAGCATTAAAATCCCTATGGTTTATACTACCGCACTCTGGGCAAACCCATTCACGGTCTATTAATTGTAGGGATTTGTTTACATATCCACATTCACAAGTTTTACTACTTGCATACCATCTATCAATCTTATGTACGACTACTCCATACTTTGATGCTACATATTCCAACTTATTTATGAAAGCAGCGTGCGCAAGGTCATTCATCTTTCTTCCCCACATCTTTGTCATACCGGTTAAACACAAATCTTCAATGAAGATGTAGTCATACTTTCTGCAAAGTTCGTGAGCTAATTTGAACTGATAATCCTCTCGCTTGTTATGCAAATGTTCATGTAGTCTCGCAAGTTCAATTCGTTTTTTCTTACGATTATTGCTATCATTCTTACATTTTGATAGGTTGCGGGATTTTTTGCGAATCTCCGATAGATGCTGTTTGAGAAATAGTGGGTTAGAGTATTCGCTAACATCAGACATAGTTAGATACATTTTCAATCCAAAATCAATTCCTACCGATGCACCATTATGTGTCTTTCGATATACCTTTGGATTTGCATCCGTCACTATGACTACATAGTATTCGTTTACTCTTGAACGCTTTACAATTACGCGTTTGATATTCCCTTCGTATTCTCTTGACTTTGAAAACTTGAAACGAAATTTACTATTAAGTATCAACTCATTCCCGTGGAGTTTATATCCAGCCTGCTTATATACAATAGATACAAATTCAGCGGCTTTTTTAAATTTCGGTGGTCTTTGTGCAAGTTTCTTGAAAAAACGATTATACGCAGTATCAAGTCTTTCTATTATTTCTTGACGAACTTGACTACCAAGATAATGTCTTTTATATCGTTTGTCAAACCACTTCTGTAAGTGACACCTATTAATGTATTTTCCATATAAAGAATAATATCGTTTCTGCATGGCAAGCGCCTTATTCCAGGTGAACGCAGCTTCTCTAAGCATATCATCAATATGCTTTGTGCGTTTTGTTTTGTATAACTTATACTTAAATGCTTGCATGACTCAATTATTATTTATATCTTTGCCACAAAGATAACAAAAACAAGTTAAACACACAAATTTTTGAATAGGAAGATGCAAAAAAGATGGAAAACAAATGTGGGTTGTGTGTATAATCTCGCATACCATATAATATGGTGCCCAAAGTATCGGAAGAAGGTTCTTGTAGGAGATATTGAAAAGCGCCTAAAAGAACTACTATTGCAAAAAGCAAAAGAGAATGATTGGCAAATAGAGAACATGGAAGTGATGCCAGACCACGTGCGTATATTTATCAAAACAACTCCTTCTGATTCCCCAGCTTTAGTAGCAGCACAACTAAAAGGGTTTACATCACATCAATTAAGAAAAGAGTTCACTTATCTACGAAGCAAACTACCTACATTATGGACACGCTCTTATTATGCGGAAAGTGTTGGTCATATATCAGAAGATACAATTAAAAAATACATAGATGAGCAAAAACTTAAATAAACGGATTTATCCCATTGCTAAAGCAGATGGGTTTTCTCTTAAAATTACTCGTAAGATACGAGATTGTTGAACTGATGTCCAATACCTGTATATTGAAGATGATGATGGGAGGTGACAGTATGGACATTAAATGTGAAAAACGATGAAAACAAAAAAGATAAACAAAATTTACGACAAGGGTTATGATAGTGTACTGAACAAGTATTTTATCTTAGCTATGTTTGTTGAGTTTGGTGAAACGAAGTATGATCGTATTTTCTTTTCTGATAAGAAAGATGCGGATAACATAAAGGTAGGTGATTTGTTATGATTGGAGTTACGTTGAACAGTAGGGTAAAAATTATAAACCGTGATAAATACATTTCACTTCACGGTGAAGATTCTGTAAGCAAGTCAAATGTGTTCGGTAAATTTGTCACTGTTAAATACTGTTTTGAGAATGGTGAAAAGTTTCTTTGTGCGGATGACCAGGGTAAAGAGTATATTCTTTTCTCGGATTGTATTGCTTATGTTGATCATGTTAAAGAGAAAAGTATTCTTGATGAGGCAAAGGATATCCGCAGCAACAGCAGGCAGTCTGACTATGGTGATGCTGTAGCCAATTTTGAAAACATTTCCAAGATGGCTTCTTTGATTACTGGAAAGGAATTATCTCCTTATGACTGTGTTGCTGTACAGATAGCTGTAAAGCTATGCAGACAGGGATTCCATAAAAAGCGTGACAATATGGTTGATTTGGCTGGTTACGCTGATATAATGCAATTGATAGTGGACAAGGAGAATGTGAAAAATGGGGAAAAAGGCTGACAACGCATTGATTTTTAGGAGAGTTCTAGCGGCAAGCGGACTCTCCGATACTGATGTTAACAGGAAAAGCAGAAAACATGATATTGTTATGAACCGTGCTCTTGTGTGCTGTGTCATGCGTGACATGGGTTTAAGTATGTCTGAAATTTCTGATTTTATATGTATTGACAGGAGTAGCATATACAATCTTTTAAAATATTCTTCTGAACTTGACGAGAGGGTAAGGGAGATAAAATCTAGGATAAAGGAGGAAAGGTAATGGGTTTGAATAAAGGATGGGGTAAACTTCCCCTTAGTAACAATCTTCTTGTTGACGATGAAAAACAGAAGAAGATTGATATAGCAAAGCATATTGATGATGCGAATGAGATGGAGTTATGGGCTGCGTCCGCTTATGTCATAGATACCAATCCTGTCTTGTTTTACAGGGCTACACATGTTGTTGACGAGGGTATGTCAGAGCGTTCTTTGCTTATGAAAGCCAAGCAATGGGTTAATTCTCCAAGGATAACACAGATTGTCAATTATGCCAAATCTTCCATGCTTGCTTCCGAGTATGTGACACCATCCATGAGGCGTGTATTGGAAGGGGAGAATAAGGAAAAGACAAAGACTTTGATAAACAAGGATAACCTTGAATTTGAAGATGCGATAAGCCTTATAGAAAGTTTCCTAAAGCGTTCTGATATAGACACTGCTGATTTTAAGGATGTGAAAGGTGCACTTGATATGCTTGCAAAGTTCAAAGGTTGGCTTTCTGATGATGATGCTGGTGAAGATTTCTACGACAAGACCACCATAGCGTTTTTCCCATACGATTGCGACAAGTGTGTCCGTGCCAAGGCAGGGTTATGCAACAAGTGTGTATATCATCGTGAATCAACAGGCGATCTTAGTGATGATGAACGTAAATGGATAAAGGAAAACGATACATGGAAAGGATAGTCTATGTCGGTAAGGAAAGCCACTAATTTGACGGTAAGGAATAAAGAAAGGGAAAGGCGTGTAAGGGAAATAGAGGAAGAGGGAGTATTTGATTATTACCATAAATTTACTCCTGTCCAGTTGTACAAGTACCTTTCACCTCTATGTAGTATTGATGCGTTACGAATATTGCGTTTGTGTATTGTATCCGCACAGAGGGGGGATAATATGATAACGTTAAAGTTTATAAGGAGGCAACTGAAATATAAGCCTAGGCGTTCTGCTTTTAATTCATTGATAAATGCCGGATTGATAATAGAACCAGTTCCTAATGTTTTTTCCTGTACGGTAAAGGTGAACGAGTATTCTCATATATTGAGCATGATGCGTATTGATGATAATGCTCCCGATGTTGTAGATGTGGATGATTTAAATTGTTATAAAGTTGTAGCAGAGGATAATATTAGTTACCGTGTCGTTAGCAAACGGGGAAGTGTTGTAAAGAGTTTCACTGACAAGAGTGAAGCAAGCAATTATCTTGACGAACTGTATTTCCCTAAAGGTGAGGATGGTGACGTGGAAGCATTGTCGAAAGAGGAAGAGGAAGAATTAACTGTGTAATTAACTATTTTTAGTATTGTTTTCTGTATTAGTTTATTTTTTAAGGCATTAATGAACAAATAAACACTATTACAAAAATTTAACACATAATATTTCCCAATGTCATTATATAGTATTACATTTGCACCATACAGGGATAGGAACGGAGTAGCTACCTTCCGACAAGCTGAAGTCAGTACGGCTTCCCTGTTATCCTTTTTACTGGCGAAACATAATACTGATTAATATGCAATTAGTTTATAAATTTGACATCAACCATTCCGACAGGCTTTGCTCTATCTGCCGTGTTACGAACAACCTGTACAACCAGGCGTTGTATATTGTCCGTAACGAGTTGAAGGATAACGACAGGTGGCTGTTCTATCCCGACTTGGACAGGATAATGAAAAACGTCACCAACCTTGAAGGTACGATAAATTACAGGCTTGTGAAATCACACGTAGCCCAACAGACATTACGTGTGCTTGACAAGGCAATGAAGGGATATGTCAAGGCTGTAAAGGATTGGGCGAAGAATCCGGGGAAGTATAACGGTAAGCCCGAACTGCCATGCTATCACAAACGGGGAGGGATGAGCAATGCCATATATACCAACCAGTCGTGCAGGATACATGACGGGTATATAATACTTGACCGTGACTTGAAAATACCCGTTCCGCAATGGGAGAAGTACAAGGACAGAATCGAACGGTTCAAACAGGTAAGGATAATTCCAAAACGTACATATATGACTGTGGAGGTTGTATATGATTGTGGCTGTTCGGATAATGTCGGTACGGGTATGGCTTCGATAGACTTGGGTGTGAACAATCTTGCCACGCTGGTGTGCGGATGTAATGCGCTACTGTTTTCCGGCAAGGTTATTAAGTCATATAACAGATGGTTTAACAAAACATTATCCATGCTGCAATCCATAAAGGACAGGCATGGGATAGAGAAACTGACAAACAGGATGAGAAAGATGTATGATAAACGTGAACGGTTTATGAATGATGCGATGCACAAGACAAGCAGACGTATCGTTGATTATCTTGTATCACACCATATAGGCACTCTTGCTGTAGGCTACAACAAAGGATGGAAGCAATCCGTCAACATGGGCGGAGTAAACAATCAGAAGTTTACATTCATCCCTTTTGCGAGGTTGAGAAGTTGCCTTAGATACAAGTGTGAGATTGCAGGTATCAGCTATGTCGAACATGAGGAAAGTTACACTAGCAAATGTGATGCTCTAGCTATGGAGGATATATGCAAGCATGACAGCTATCTCGGCAAGCGTGTCAAGCGAGGTCTGTTCAAGTCGGCAGTTGGAAAGGTTATCAATGCCGATGTCAACGGTGCGCTTAATATCGGTAGAAAAGTATTCGGTGATTCATTTATGATAACTGATAGTGGGCGTTGGTATCGCCCCGAACGAATTAACGTTTTAAAATGTGTATAAAAATTAACATTAATGCTTTACTTTTGTCGCATGAGATATTGCTATGATAAAGAACGGTATGATTATCTTGTCAACGAGATTTTAAAATGTGGCAAGATACTTAAAGAGAACACCACTAACGGTAAGGAAGTTAGCTGGAATGTTTTCTGGATAAGGGTGGACGCTCATAAAAGAAGGCTGTCCGCAATGAGAGAGTTGGACAAGATTAAGGAAGAAAAATATAAAAAATAAAAAAATGGATTTAGTATTAAATTGTAAAGTAAAGAAAGTAGGTCAGTTACAGACTGGTACAAGTAAGGCAGGTAATCCTTGGCAGAAGAGAAATTTTCTCGTTGAGGAAATTGGTTCTATGTATGCCAAAGAGGTGTATTTCTATGTAATGGGAAACCTGTGTGATCTTCAATTGAAAGAGGGTGATACTATTACTGCCCATCTTGAAATCAGAGCAAGAGAATACCAGGGTAAATATTACAATGAAGTTGGGTGCTTTAAGATAGATATGCCGCAACCTGCACCTGCTCCATCACCTGCACCTGCCCAGCCTGAAAGACGGGATGATTTGCCCTTTTAAAATTGCAATGCTTTCTGAAATGTGTGATTTTTGCTTGTATTGATCAAATTCTTGTTTTTGTTTGCGGATGGAGGTTTATCTTTTTTGCCATATTTGGGGTTTCCTCCATCCGATTTTTATTCATTGAGTTATGAAAAAGATGATTAAAGGTAAATATCCGTTAGCTGATACATTTAATATTGTGTTGGGTAAGTTATCCGTTTTGAAATCTATTTCTGAGCCTGTTACCTTTTGTAAAAAAGAACTTAGATTTTCTGAATTATATTATGATATTATTTTGTACGAAAGGTATATTAGAGAAACAATGTTAAAATTGACGAATTGGATTGAAGATATTGAAATATATAAATCTGTTGGATATGACCACTCTGAATTTATTGCAATAAAGGAAAAACAGTATATAGATTCATCTATTATTGATTCAGAAGATGATATTCCAATTTTTTCTTTTAAAAGCTGTTTTGTGTGTGAAGATTATAGGGATATTGTCTTGGATTGTTCTGATAGAGATATTATAAGTATGATTAACACTATCAGTGCAATGAGTAGGTTTGATATATGCTCTTTCTTTAAAATTCCTTCATATAAGATAGATGAAAATGGTAATATGGTTGAGAGAACTTTTGCTGACAGAGAGATGGATAAGGCTTCTGATAGTGTAATGTTTGATTATGTTTGTTCTACTATGCTTGATGTGAACAGGGAAATTCATTCTTTAGTTGATTATGTGAAAGGAATTGATGATAATGGTTTCACCGAATCTGTTGTACAAAAAATGGAAAACAGTGTTACTAGAGTTCTTAATTTGAAAATAGTGTAATGAGGAAAAAAATACTTCTTGATAACCTAAGAGAATATCAGTCTTGGCGGAAAGGTGCTGATATTCCCATGATGCCACCATCCGAAGTAACTAGGATGATTGATTCTGCAATAACGGTGATAGAAAAGTCTGATACAAGCAAGGCGAATGCCGTGCTGTTTAAAAAAGAAGTTATAGACAAACTTCACATTACTGTTGGTGCTATGATTTTGGACGGGTATGACGAGTTTGATTCCTGTGTGAAATATGTTAATGATTTAATACGTGAGTTAGATGAAGATTAATTTGTTTGTAAACGGAAATTTGGTGTGCGACCGAAGCAAAGCGAGGGAGCACAGGGGCAGTCTAGCTGCACAGGGGCAGTCGAAGTTATAACGCTATGTGGTGGAGAACTTCCAGATGATTATGATATTTCAAAAGCTGTTATAATTGATGGCGATATTCATTGTCGTAGTATCAGTTGTAACGGCATTATTGTTTGTACAGGTTCTTATACCGTTATAGAGGGAGGAAATATATATGGCTCACTCTAACGGAAAAATTACTGCACCCGTAGGTATTGATGCCGATATTGCTCCTGTACTCGGAGTAGGCAGCTACGACCTTGGCTATCTTTGTTCCAACGCGCATGGGAAGATAAACAAATGGAGCTATATAAAACCCAAAGAAGCCAACACTCCGGATTTCAACAATGCCAATCTTCCAGGATTTGTATACGATTCTGTGAATAAACAACTTGTATACGATAAGCCTAAGACTTGGTTTAGAGCACTAGATTTTGATGGATATGACCACTATGCTAAACCGTTGACAGTAGACAAAGATCTTTTGACCAATCCAGTCGATGTTGCAAAGACTACTTTTGTGCTAACAGTTTCACCATATTGGGCTGATTCAAGATATAATTGGGGTCAAATAATGGGTGGTTTTACATTCTCTAGAATGAAAATAAAAATTGAAGTGTACAATGAGAATAAAAAGCTAGTCGATTATGGAACGTTTACTGTGAGTGACATAGACAGTACAGGAAAAGTATCAATTACACTTAACAGAAATAACCTCATATCAGTTGGCAATACTTATATTTATCTGAAAGGCTATTTCTGCGATTATAATGGTAACGTATTATGCCTCATACCAACAACAGGTGATGGATTTATTCGTAAGCCAATTGTTGTGACACAAAGTCTTGCTATTACACTTGGAACTACTACAGCTAATGCTTCTGGCTTTACTGTTTATGGAGAATTACTAGGAGGAAGTGGATCTACTTCTGCTAGATGCAGATTGAACATTACAAATAACACTTCTAGTGATTACGTTGCTTCATCCGGCAGACCATACGCTAGATATAGATGGAGGGCGAAAGATGGATCTTATACAGGTCAATGGTCAGGTAATATATTGATGCCTTCGTGCACAAATATTCCTAAATCATTTACACGTAATGATGTGGTTGATGCTGGAAATCCCCCATCTTATGGTAATGTTACTCAATGGTATGTTGATTATCAAGTTATTATGTATTAAACACCGGATATAATATACACAAGCAATGGGCATGGAACGGCAGCTTAGGTCTGTCTGTGTGTATTCTATATTGCTCGTCAATGCAGAACTGGCATGGGTTCTTAGATGTTACTGCTGTCCTCCATCCCTTGAAATTTGGAATGTTTTTCCATGAGTTGTAATTTGCTTCATTGAAAATTCCTAGAATCATCTGTTGTTCTATAACATACAACTGGCTTATACCGTTTGTAGCATATCCTCTACCGTAGTGTTTCTGTTTGCTTGGTGGAATAAATGATACGTTATATGGTGATGATATGTTGTTCCATATCTTCTTTTGAACCTCGTCTGTTATTTTCTCTATATTGTTCGTTTTTGTGGACAGTAATGTATTGGCAAGATATACTTCAACAACAGCGCGGAATCTGTTTGTATTTGTGTTTATTCTCTGCTTTGTCGTTTCTCCACCGTATGTTCTTTCCATATATTCCTTAATGCCGTTGTCCGTCATTGAAATATACTCCCATCCAAGATCATCGTTTAGTTCTAGTGACAGTTTATTGCTTTCCAGTACATATTGGTATATGTCGTTATATATATCCTCGCGGAACTTTTTGGTCAGTTCCAGCACTTTTTCTTTTTGGCTATCCGGGAGTTTTGATATTGACTTGAACGATTTAGCCCCTGCCAAAAGTAATACGGCTAGAAGGTCTTTAGAGAACTTCTCTGCACGCTCTTTGGTTGACGATTTTATACCGTTTGCAAGTCTTTTTACTTGGAAATAATAGTCTGCAATCTTAGATGTTTCTTCTTTGTTGATCATTGGTTTCTACCCTTTCTGTTATTCCGTTTGCTACCATATTTATCATAAAACTCTTGAAATCGCTTTGGCTGTAAACCTTTTGTCCGATTGATGCTAGAGTTTGAAATATGACAATTTGATTCTCATACAAAACCTTTTGGTTCTGTATGATAGCGTCAAGTTTGGATAATATTTCTTTTTCGTTGTACATAGTGCAAAGGTATGTATTTTCAGCAAAAAAGGCAACAGTAAAGATTCACATCTGCCTGTTGCCAAAGTAAAAACATCGTAATGGTTCATTTACATTGCAAATATAATACTTTTTTGTATATTTGCAATGTATCAATAAATAAAAAAAACATGGAACTATTAGTAGAAAGAAAATGGTGTAAGCCTGATTATACTATAGGGCGTTTGTATATTGATGGTGAGTTTTTCAGTAATACGCTTGAAGATCGTGTTGTTGACGTGAATAAGAACGGAGTGTTTGATGGAAACGAGAAGAAGGTTTATGCTGAATCTGCTATTCCTTATGGAAGATACCAGGTTATATACAACTGGTCACCAAAATTCGGGCGTAATATGCCAAGACTGTTGAATGTGCCTCATTTTGAGGGTATATTAATTCATTGCCTCCATCCTGAAATGGAAATTTTAACAGAAAAGGGATGGCTTAATATGGATGGGTTTAATAAAGAAAATCCTAAAAAATGCTGGTCGTTAAACATGTCAACAAATAAGATGGAACTTGTTTCAATAGATAATGTTATAATTGAAAAGTATATTGGAGATTTGTATTGTTGTGAATATCCTAATGGTATTTATAATAGTGCGTCATATAGAGTTACTGATAAGCATAAAATGCTATGTAATATAAATCTTGCATATGGAAGTGAAACAAGGTTAATAGAAGCTAAAGATATACCTATTGGTTCTTCATTTATAGCATGTGGAAATACATCAATTGAATCAGGTGTTGATGAAGATACTCTTGTTATGTGTAAAATATGTATGCACGTAGTTGCTGATGGATATGTTAGATGGTATAATACTAAAACAGGTGAAAGGTGTACTGTTTCTTTTCATTATAAAAAAGAAAGAAAGATAAATAGAGTAATTTCTTTATTGGATAAATCACAATTAAGATATTCTGTAAATAAGAATAAAGATGGGTCTACAACAATCAGAATTTTGCATCCTGATTGTAATAAAATAGCAAATATGGTAGATCCTAATCACTTGGGTAAGGATGGGAAATGTATTCCTAGTTCTTTTACCATGTTACCAAAAGAGCAAATGATTTCATTAATTGATGAGTATCATTTTGCTGATGGTAAATATGCTAATATGAAAAAAGAAAACTTTCAGTATCAAATAGCTTCTACAAATGTAGACACTTTAAACAAAATTCAAATAATGGCATTCCTGTCTGGATATTCATCTTCAATGTCTAATGAGAAAAGTGGAACTGATAAGTGGAAAGATGGGTATATGTTATCTATAAAAAAAGACAAACCAACAAGAACACCTGCTCAGTCTTGCTATTTTAAAAAGCCATATAGTGGATATGTGTTTTGTGTTCAAAATAAAAATCATACAATAGTTACAAGAAATAGTTTATTTGATGTGCCCTTTATTACAGGAAATTGTGGGAATACAGCAAAGGATTCTGCCGGGTGTATCCTTGTTGGTAACAATACATCAAAAGGCAGACTTACCGAATCACGTTATACATCTGACAAGTTGAACAAGTTGATTGACGATGCAATAAAGCGTGGTGAACAGGTTTGGGTTACGATAAAGTAGTGTGTTATCTCATCAACCATGTGTTGAAGGAGTTATGGGAGCGATGTTTTTCGCTCCTTGATTTTATACTATTCTCGCTAATTTTCCATCGGACGGTTTTCCGCCAAACAGGTGATTAATGTATGCAAGACCTTTTTGTGTGCATAGAACAACCATCACGACAAAACCTGGGTGATTCTCTCTTGGAATAGGCTTTTCTTTCATCTCGAAATACCCAGCATCAATATACTTCTGTTTTGGCTCATTCCTGTTAGCAAAGAATACTCCTGCTTCACGAAGTTTCTTGAACAAGGTATTTCGTCCGAATGGTAAGCCGAGTATCTTGGCAGCCTGTCCTATATCACATTTGCCTTCCATCGCAAAGGCTTTGTCGGCAAAATCCGCTTTGGGCTGAATTTTGGCAATCTTGGCATCTTTTTGTTCGATTTGCTTTTTCTGTTGCTCCGATTCAATGCGCAACCGTTCTTTCTCCTTTTCAGAAGCTACCAAAGCTTCCAAGGCTTCAAGATAGGTTTGCGGAGTTTGGATAGCCTTTTTCTCATTTTCGAGATATTCAAGACGGTCTATGATTTTTTCACGTAGAACTGCATCGTAGCCCGAAGCGAGAATAAGACAACCTTTCGGAGTTAGATTAAATAGAGGTCTTTCTTGACCGTTAGCGTCTGTGTATGAGCCCAATCCAAAATTGGATTCGGCTACACCTTGCGATAATAGATTGCGAATATCACGCATAACATGGGCATGTTGTTTACCCGTGACCTCTGCTATTTCAAGGGAGGTCATACCTTTTTGATTTGGAATTAAACTTTCCATACTTACTATTGTTTGGCATTATAATTATAGACAGAAAAACGGCTGCCATTTCCCGTGTCGCCAAACAATAGTAAGATTTTCTCCGAAGAGGAAATATTACGCAGGAAAGACAGCCGTGTATTTTCATACAAGCGATTGGGCATAAAAAAAGCCCAGCTAATATAGTGAGCTATAACCGTGCTCTACGGAGAAAGAATACTTTACTATTGTTTGGCACCACAAAGTTACAACAATTCCTTAAACTACCAAACGAAAACAATATTTTTTTGAAGGCTGCGTCTGCAAAGTCTGCTTTCGGCTGTAGTTTTTCTATTTGTTTCTGCTGCCTTTTTATTTTCCAAAGCCAATCGTTCTTTTTCCTCTTCGGCTTGTATAACCATTAATGCAAGCTCCTTTCGGGAAAGTTCATGCTTGTTTTCCTCACATGCGATAAAATATTTTCTAGCTTGCCTTCCCCGTTCGTTGTTCTCAATCATGGATAGCTCTTTTGCCATACTGATTGATAGAGCATATTCGATTCGTTTAGTAGCTCCTATTTCTCGCTCCACAATTTCGGTGAATGATTGAAAATCAATACCTTCAATAAAATCATAAGATTTAATACGATCTTTAATCCCTTTTACTTTCAAGAAAAGAATGCAAATCACGTGCATTAACGGCTCTCTTACCGTTATTATCACTAATAGGAATAAGTTCATTCGTTGTGACGTTCATATTTTAACGAATTGTGATAAAAAGAAACCCTCCGTAGGTGTGAACGTCACAACATACGCAGGGCATAGAAGTCGCAGATTGTTTCCTTTCTGCCACCTTAGAGGGGTTCTTAATATCTTGTACAAAATCTGTTCGATTTATTTTGCCAAATATTATGTTATGACGTTCACCACAAAGAAAAGCATAATTTGTGATATATCAAAACTTTTCGGTGTTATTTTTTTTAAATCAATCCAAGTACCATACCTACTGCTCCCCAGAATACATCTCTCCATTCGGGCACTCCTTGTCTAAGCCACTTATCGTAGACGATTTCTTTTCCCACAAGAATAAACAAGGTTAGTGCTATTGCTGTCCATACGGAGAAAAACCATTGCGCCACGCTCACTACAAGTATCCCTGCAATGAGGTGCTCCATTCCGTCAACTCTCAAATTGTTAAGGCATATATAGTCTAATGCCCTTCTGATTTTTCTTAGAAAGTTTGTAAATTTTCCCATAGTTTAGCTGTTATCGTTGTTATCGTTGTTTTCATTGTTTTCTTCTATCGCCACCCTAGCTTCCATATCGTTTAATCTTCTGTCTTGTTCGTCCATTCTATCATCTTCATTATTTGCAGAGAAGTCACTTTCTTCTCTTGCTGTCTGTAATGATATTATTCGGGAGTTCACAAGCTGAACGAGTGTATTGTTCCATTCAGAGAAGTCTATGTATGAGTATGGCTCTATGGTAGCGTTTATTCTTAGAGCGTTATAACCTGTTGCGTCACCTTCCATTACTCCTACATAGTATTTGAATATATTGGCCATGTCATTTATGGCTGTATTCATCATTTGTGCATCACTTCTCGCCCATTCCATTTCCGGCTCGTAATACATTGCCGTTGTTCCAGTAGGTCTGTCACCTGATGATGATTGCATTGGCGGAACAACACCGCTTCCGTCAAGTATCCCGTTGTATATGTTATCTATCTCAGTGAACAGTGAGTTTGAAGCGTCCATTTTACCCATGAATTGTGCATCATCTTCTGCTCCTACACGTAAAATGGAAGTTCCTCCCAATCCGTTTCTTTGAATGTTTATTCTTCCGTTTGTCTTGATAAGTAGCATTTGGAATGCCTGTCGTGTGTTGTATTCTCCTATCATGGACATTAAGAACTCGAAATCGTCTATCAAGTCCTGTACTGCCCCCCAAAATGGAAGTTCAAGCCGTAGATATACTACAGGTATAAATCCCAGGTTATGGAATTGATGCAGTTGTATGATATTTCCGTTTTCGTCAATATCCGTTGCTATATCTCCGTTGGAATCAAGCGTGTAAAACTCATCTTTAGTCCATACATCGACAAGTGTGTCTGTATGCTCTTCTCCATCAGCCGAGATATATGTGGTTGTATATTCCCTTGCGAAAGCTATTCTTTCCCCTCTTCTGTTTTTATGTTCATACAGTATATCTCCTTTTGAGTAGCTGAAAGACCTGTATTTTATCTCGTCCTTATCCTTATATATATATATGGCAGCATCTCCTACCTTTCCGGCTTCGCTTATAAGTTCAAACTTGGCTGTTTCCATGAGAGAATCAGTCCAGTATTCCTTGTATGTTGTCAGCTTATCCCTGTTCTGCTGGTTTGACGCGCTTTTCTTTATCTGAAATTTAAGAGGATTGGTACACAGGTGTGATACCCTTTTCTTGTGTATCATCCTTTGAAGAGGAAATGCTCGTCTTTGCAGTACGTAGGGAGTTGATGTCGATTTCTTTTTCCTTTTCTGAGCACCTACATTCGCGCTTTCATCATCCGATGATGTGGAATCCTCGTCTGACGGGATACTGTCTTTCCAGTCGGGTCTGTTATGTATATAATGTCCTGATGTATCCCATTGCGCTAGGAAATCATCCTGTGACATATATTTGTATATCAAAGTGGAGCGTCTTGGCTTTTTCTTTGTTCCTCCACCTCTCCCATCGTCACCTCTTGACGGAAGTGCCACTTTGAAAGGTTCTTTTCGTAATAAAACGTCTAATTTTAAAATTTCCATAGGTAATTATAAATAGGTAATTATAAATAGGTAATTATACATATACATATTGACGCTTCACTGCCCCGACTACTGCCGACCACTCCACGTCCCCAACCCCTTCTACCAAGGGTGGTATTAGTCCGAACCGTTTGATGTTCACCGAAGCGAGAATGTCACGATCATTGTGCCTTCCGCATTTCGGGCAAACCCATTCACGGTCACTGAGTTCCAATTCACTATTAACGTATCCGCATATACACGTCTTGGAACTTGCTTCAAAACGTCCGATACGTATAAGGTTGCGTCCATACCATTCACACTTGTATTCAAGCTGTCGGAAAAACTCGCTCCATGAAACGGATGATATGGATTTTGCAAGACGGTGGTTTTTCAACATACCCTTTACATTCAAATCCTCAATGATTATCGTTTGGTTTTCACGGACAATTTTTGATGTGACTTGATGCAGGAAATTGTTGCGTTGGTTGGAAACCTTCTCATACTGTCTTGCCAGGATTTTTCTTGCCCGTTCTCTTCGGTTGGAGCCTTTCTTTGTCTTTGAGAATCTTCTTTGCAACACCTTTAGCCTTGCTTCCGATTTCTCAAGATATTTGGGATTGGCATACACATCACCGTTCGAACAAACTGCAAAATCCTTTATACCGACATCTATACCGATAGACGTATCATATCTGACAGCAGGCTTTACAGGTATTTCCTTTCCATCGTCAACAAGGACAGAAATGAAATATTTACCTGTTGGCGTCTTGCTTACCGTGACAGAGCATACTTTACCGTCAAACTTCCTGTTCGGAAAGAATTTAACCCATCCAATCTTTGGAAGTCTTACCTTGTTGTTGTAAAGGTCAACAGACACCGAATTTATAGCCTTGTATGACTGTCTGCTGTAATGCTTCGCCTTGAAATTTGGGAAGCCTGCCTTTTCACGGAAGAACTTCACGAACGCGCTGTCCATATTTCTTATGGATTGTTGCAGACACTCGTTTGATACTTCCGAAAGCCATTCCTTCCCATCTTCCTTTTTAAGTTCTGTAAGCATCTTAGCCAGTTCAACCCATCCTATCTTCGTCTTGTCACGCTGATACGCTTCTATACGCTTACCGAGCATATAGTTATACACAAACCTACAACACCCGAAAGATTTGTTGAAGAAAACAATCTGCTCAGGAGTAGGATTAAGTCTATATTTATATGCTCGTTTCATGTCACAAATATAACTATAAATTAAATTATAACATAACTAATTTAGTTAAATATGTGTAAATTAGTATTTAATTGCCTATAAATATTTTAATTCATCCATTATATCGTTAGGTATGTCAATCATTACATCGCATATATCAAAATATGTCCTGTATAAAAATGTTCCTTCTATCAAGTCGGGTGAGCATCCTACAATCTTTTTTGCTTCCTGTTTTTTCAGCAGTCTTAGTTTCCCGTTTTCCCTTTCCACGTCACGTCTTATTGCTCTTCTCTGGTCCATCAACGCTTCCCGTATTGTTTTGTTTACATACGGTTTGTCGAGAAGTTCCGGGTTTATGCTGAATCCGCAATATCCTAGGTTTGTTCCTTTTATACGTGTTACCATTTCATCGGCAAGCTGTGCCCTTAGATCGAAATAGAATCTTACAGGTTGATCATCCTTGCTTTTGTCTAGTCTTTTCGGAACACCTCTAAGTATTGCCAGGCTTTCGGGAAATGCGTCACGGAATGTCGGTGCTCCAAGACCGTCAAATGCCAGTCTGTTTTCACCTATTCCCCATTTCCGTAGATTGTTTCTTACCCATCGGTTCAAATCCCTAGGCTTTAATGTGTTTGACCATTCTAGGTCTTGTAAGTGATGTCCTATGAAGTGCCCCATTACACAAACGTCACCAAGACCGTATGCTATATCCAGTGTAGCACATTCAAAGTAATCGTCAAACACGGGCTGCGATGAGAACATTTCCTCCATTTCGTCACGGGTTATCCACTCGTTTCCCCCTTTTATCAGCTTCCATGAACCTAATGCGTTTATGGATACTTCCTGTGCTGTTCCTCCAAGGTTTTTCTGATAGTCGGGATTGGAAGCCATAAGTATCTTGTTATCTTCCAGCCCGGAAGCTATAAAGGTTATACTCTTGATGTATCTTTTACAGTTTGTTTCGTCAATTTTGGTATTTTTACCGAATCTTGCGATGATATAATCTTTTGCCTGAGCAAATACTTCTTGTGGGCTGTCACCCCATGCTGTTTCATGTATAGTATCTCCATATTGAAAGAAATATCTTACTTTCCCCGATCTTTCTGGAATTGCTATTCCATCATCGTCTACCCACCATGATACCATTGCTCTCCAGAAATCGCTGTACGGATTTGGGTTGCACGCGCCTATAAGACTTGTTCTTAGTCCTGATGATGAACGCAATACCGTTTGAAGGTAGTTTATGATAGGTTCTGTTGCCTGTGAGCACTCGTCTATCGCCACCTTGACAACGTTACCACCCTGTTGTCTGTCCTTAAATTCGCTTACGCCTTTTTCTCCCGACAGGCAGGCATCACCGAAATAATCGTACCGTATTTCACCTCCTGCGTCAAGTCTTGAAAGGCGTTTTGAATCAATATACTCACCATAAGGTTCAACCATCTTTGAAACCACTTTAAGAATACCGTCCGCTTTTTCTGCGGATGTCTTGTCCTTACGGAAAACAAGTGCGGAAAATGACGGATGGTTGCATGAACTCAGTATATCCATTCCAAGGCATACGGATTTTCCTCCCCCACGATTCCCGTGCAGTATTTTTATTCCTGCCTTGTTCCTTAAAAATGCTTCCTGCGAACCTTTCTGTGGGGCAAGCAAATTTACCTTGTACCCCTTGCTTCTTCTGTCCTCTATATATTTTTGGACGAAATCAAGGCTTTTATATGGTATAATTCCCCTTTTGCCATATCGTTTTAACGATTTGACAACATCCTTAGTCTTTAATCCTCGGTATTTTAAGTCAATTTCTTCCATTGTATTATAATGATTCGCAAATATAATATTTTTTTAAATATTTTTTTGCTTATACACATTTTTTAACTACATTTGCATCGGTAAGAGGTACTTACTGTGCGCAAAGGTCTTGTGCATGAATCACATAAAAAAAATAAATAGTATATGGATGAAAATGTAAAAGTCATTTTTGAAGGTATCAAGAATGCGTTGGGAGAAAGTAGCTCCGTTATTACAGATCGTACAATCGAACAGACAATTAATGAGTTCTCAGCGTTCGCACCGCAGGAAAATGCGGAAAAGTTCTGGAATGAAAGTGTTGTGAATCATTTAAAGAACACTGTGGCAGGTCAGGTAAGAGCGTTTGCGTCTGATAAGCGCAAAGAGTGGGATACAATCAAGGAACAGGAGATATCCAACTTGAAAAAGGAATGGGAAAAATCACATTCGTCACAACAACAACAACAACAACAATCATCCGAACAGAAACAGTTTGAGTTGCCCGATGATGTCAAGGCTAAACTTGAAGAGTTTGAAAAGTTCAAGAAAGAGTTTGAAGCTAAAGAGCAGGAGGAAAAGCAGAAGCAGATTGTAACTGAAAAGCGCAAGAAGCTGTCTGATTTGATTAAACGCCCGGAAGCTGGTATGCCTAACGAGTTGTTGCGCAACATCATTTTTGAGAACATTCAGATTTCGCCCGAAGAGGAAGATACAAGCATTCTTCTGAAAATACAGGGAAAGTACAATGAAACATGTACGAAATACACAAAGGATGGCATTAATCCTTTCATCTCTGACAAGGGTGGTTCTAGCGATGTAAAGTCATTCATAGATAGAAAGAGAGAAGAAGATAAGGCTAACAAGGAAAACAACATTGTCAGCCGATATTACAGTAAAATTAACAAATAGTTTTTTTAATTATGAAAGCAGGAGTTCTTGCAACAAGTTATAGTAAGATTGGTGGCGCAAGACATATCTTTTCTAATGATACGTCTTTGCACGTACTGTTGGTAGGATGTAACGTTCCAGTAGAACGTATGCCTACAGTTGGGAACAAACTTCCGGCTGGCACTATGATTAAATGTGATTCCTCAAAGCAGAATGGCGGTGACATTCACTATTCATTCAGAATGTATGAGAAATCGGATTCTGGTGCTACGGTAAAAGTTGAAAAAATCATGGGTAATACAGTTGCCAAGGTTGGCATGGTTGTCGGTAAAGCACCTACTACTGCCGCAGGTACTACAACTGGTTTTACCATTAACGCTATTGATTCGTCTCATGACGAATATGACATCCTTACATTGTCTGGGGATGCAGGTAAATTGGAATTGACCGATATTTTGGTTGAAGTTACACAGGTTGGTGCTAGCGCAAAATTCAAGGTTATTCCTAATGCTATCCTGCCTTATGATGTTGACACCATTCCCGGTGCCACTCTCTATCCTTTCAACGGTGCATGGATGGTGACAAGTGAGATTTTGGAAAAACGCATTCCGCCCGTAGCTTCGGCAATCAAAAAGGCGATGAAGGATGATGAATCATATCCTTGCGTTTTCCGTTACACATTGTATAACTAATTAAATTTTTTGTTTTATGCAAAGATCGACATTTAGTTTCTATGATTGGCATTTCTCCGGGGAGATGCAGGAACTTATGGATTATGCCAATCAGAAATTTGATAACGAAAACTGGAGAAGCTACGGAGATTGGGATGTTCCTCAGATGAGTAAATCATGGAATGTCATGGTTGACGAATACACACAGGCTACCCGTCCTGTAATGCTGGCTCCTTTGGCTGAAAAGCCTATCATGGATACTACGGGATTTGAATGGTATTCTGGCCGTATTCCGAAGATGGGTCACGCCATTCAGTTTATGGAAACCGATATTCAGGAGTTCTATGAACTTGACATTCCGCAAGGCGCATTGCTTGACAAGATCCGTGAGAAATGGTACACAAAGATGGAAGCGTGTATCCAAGGTTTCCATACCGAGTTGAACTGCATGACTTATCAGGCTCTTTCTACAGGTATGCTTAACTATACAGCTAGTGGTACCAACTCAATCCCTGTTCAGATTGACTATCGTGTTCCTGCAAAACACAAGTTGAAAGCGTTGAAGCAGAAATGGTTTAGCGATACAGACTGGACACCGAACGAGAATGCAGATCCTATTAAAGACCTTCAAAGAATGTGTAAGATTGCCGACAATGACGGTGTACCATACGACCACTTTGAAATGTCCAAGGATTTGTATGACAACTTCCTGATGCACCCGAAAGTGACAGCAGCAGTACAGGCTCGTCTTGTTCCTGCCGCAGCATCTACTACAATCTATCCTATGAACAATCAGGAGATTGTTGATGTGCTGATGAAGGTGTTCTCTATTCCTGTGATTATTCCTGTTGATGAAAAATCAAAATGGAACAAACTTGGTGTGATTGAGGAAGCCAAACCGTCTTTTGAAAAGAACACCGTTGTTCTTGTTCAGAGCGGTCAGTTCTTCCGTATCAAGAACTCACCGTCAATGTATTTGCAGGATACCAACCCGGCTGTACGTATTTCTTCTTTGGAAGGCGGACGTATCGCGTTCTTGCATCAGTATTCTTCTGAACCGTATGCTGAGAAGAGTTCAGGTGAGTTGTGGGCATGTCCTGTGATGAAGAATCCGAACAACCTTATCATTATGAAGGTTGACGAACAGTCAAATACGGGATTGTAAAAGGTTGAACCATGAAGGTCATTATTGATATAAATGGCGAAGGCACAGCAAAGGGCGCAGGGGAGTATTTCATTGGAGATACTCTCACGCTCCAAGCTATTCCCGAAGAAAGTGTAGAGTTCGGATACTGGCTTATTGCCGACAATGAAACATTGAAGCCGGAAGATAGACTGAAAGTTTCGGATAATCCGTTTACTATTCAAGTTACCCCTCAGATAACAGCAAAGGGTAACATGAAGGTGGAAGCATATTTCTATATGTCTATGCGTGAATATCTGAAAGCACAGATTGACTATGAGTTGAAAAACACATCGTATATCAGTGTTGCCCAGAAATGGGGATTCCGTTTGTCTGATGACAGCCGTGAAACGTCTGAGATGAAGAAGGATTTGGCTTATGCTGACTTGCTTCTCATTGTTTGCACTGCCCCTTCAACGATACAGGGAAAGACGAAGAAAGCTGGTAATTGGTCGATTACTGACACTAGCAAGACTATTTCTATCAATGATAAGAAAAGATTGGAACAACGCGCAAAGGAATTATATGCCAAATGGGGTTTGAATTTGGATGTTGGAACAGATGTTGAAATAACTAGATTGAGATGGTGATATGGGAAAGAGTGTTTTAGGTGAAGATATGTTTCCTGATATGGTGAGGATTTATCAGAATAAAAATAATTCTGATAAATATCAATCTATTCCAGATTGGGAAATGATATATGAAGGAAAAGCAAACATACAGGAAAAGGATACTGGTTCAGAAACGAATGATGTGGATAAATCCGAATATGCCGCTTACCTAGAAGATAATGACGTTACGATACCATCTGGATGCTTGTTAGACTGGCAGAATTTCAACCATCCTTTTTCTGACAATAGTAACAATTGGCGTGAGATAAAGAAGCCTCCATTTAATAATATGGAATTTGGGACGGTAGTATACTTTAACCAAATAGAAAACTAAAAGACTATGACAATCAACTGGACAGAAATAATACTTGCTTTGTTGGGAACAAATGGTATAACCCTTATAACCTCTGTTCTTTTGTTCAAGCAAAAGAAGAAAAAAGTAGAAACTGAAATTGACTCTTCTACCTTGGATAATCTAGAAAAAGGATTTGCTCTTCAAGGTGCTCAATTAAAAAAGGCTCAAGAGGAAATATTAAGTTATCAAGAATCTCTTCGTAATGCTTATCAGAAGATTCAAGAGCTTTACAATGAGATGAATAGTATAAAGAATGAGTTGAAAAACGCCAAGGAGGATAGGGATAAGCTAAAAAAGCAGATTGATAAACTGAATAAACCGACAACAAGAAAAACTAGAACAAAGAATGTCAGCAAAACAGAATGATGAAGTTTTGAAAAAGTTTGGTAGTAATGTCCAGCTTGCCTTGGATGAGTCTATCATGCAGTTTATGGAAGATATCGCGACGAATGTTATGGATGATATAAAAGACATGGAAGGCTTTACCAATCAAACTTTCAATCTTGAAGATAGTTATGGTTGCGGCATTTATAAAGATGGAGTCCTAAAGAAGATTGTGTGGGCAAATGCGGTTAAGGTTGCGGATGAACCAAGGAAGCGTAACGGAGTTGAGTATTGGGGACGTGAAGTAGCTAAAGATTTCTTCAATAGTTACAAGTCTGATAGGTCCGGAAGATACGAACTAGTTGTAGCTGCTGTCATGTTTTATGGGAAGTATTTGGAGAATTACCATTTATTGAATGTTCTTACAGATTCTTGGCTTAAAACAAAAACAGATTTAAACGGAGGTAAATATACTGTAGTTTTTAAAAAAATTGCAGCTAATATGTTGAACAAATATTTTAAGTGAGGTAAATGGGGTACTTTAATCCTTCAACGATAAATACAACCTTGTACAATATTGTATTGGACGAGAATATTGCTGATGATGTATATAAAGTACAGCGTCCTGCAAATGTTGATGATAAGGTAACGAGTTTTATTGTCGTAAACAATAATACTAGGATTGTAAGCAACACTGAAAATGGTCCTTATGGACATTTTGGGAAGGGCGAAACAATGGCTACAGTTACTTTGTTTGTTAGAGCGTTACCAGGTAATATTTATCCGTCAATTATGGATGCGTTAAGTGAGAAGATTGTGGACTTATTTCCTCAAAAGGCTGTGCAGCTTCATTTTAAAATATTTAATGTTTTACCACCAATGTTTGATGGTGTCGGATTTTATTATACATCCGTTCTGTTAAACGTTGATATTTATAAAGATTAGCCGCATGGGAACCGTAAGAAAAAAGAGTGAAAACGCATCAATAGATACGTTTTCGACATATAGTAATAACCTTTTAAATTTAGAAAATAGAATGGCACGAGTAAATTTAGACATCAGCCCTGCTTACTTGAACGGGCAGTCGGCTGCTTTAACTTTTGATCCTATTGAAATTACCGTTTCGACTCAATATTCATCATTTTTGAATCCAAAAATCCTGCCTAATATTGAGTCTGGTACTACAGAATCCGCAGGAACGGACGCTGACACTTCTGAAACCAAGAATGAACAGGGTGCTACTGTGTTCCAGAACATCACACCTGGTACTATGGCATTCACGTTTACAGGTATGTCTACCTCTAAGGCTGCATTTGCATTCTTTACTACTGGTAATACAACTCCTGAATTGAATTTGGATTCTCTGACTGACACACAAGACGCTTTCGGAAAAGGTACTACTCAAAAATTGAAAGCATTTGGGGCAAGTGCGTTTAAACAGTTTGTACGTCCTATCGGTATTATCAACGGTACTGGTGACCGTATGATCTTCTTCCCGAAGGCATCATGGGCTGTCAGCTTCACAGGTGCTCCAAGTAACGCAGGATACCTTGGATTCTCCGTTACAGTGACAGCATTGGAAGTTAACACTCAGTATTTGAAAACCATGATGGTTCTCGAACTTGACAATTCGGGTGAATGATGTATATGGGGTGATGGATTATTAGCCGGACAAAAATGCCCGGCTTTTATTGTTTTTTAACTGATTGTGTTTGATTTTTGTTAACCTTTGTTGTATTTTTGCTGTAAAAAATAACACCATGACAGATAAAGAATTGTCTGATAAATTAAAGCAAAAGGCTATAAGTCTTAGAGCTTGCGAAAAAGGATTGAACGAATGGGGTAACCTAGATAAATATGAATTATGCGAGATGTATATTAGATACATTGATTTCTGCCTGCTTAACAGATACCCGTCAAATGAAATAATCAAGAAGGAGTTTGCAGGATTTAGGGAGAAGTTTAATGTATTCGTTGATGATACAAACCTGTTCATAAGCAATCCTAAATGGTCTATTTTTAATGGTTCGTGTGATTGTGTTGTCACATTCAACGATTTCGGTATAGGAGAAATGTATGTCAAGGATAACAGCCGTGTAAGCCTTGTTGCGCTTGATAACAGCATAGTTCATGTTTCTTTGATTGACGATGCCAAACTTGATATTGTATCGTCTAAATATACAAGGGTATTCGTTTATACAAATACTCCAAAGAACATATCAAAGGTAGATGTGAAAGGGAAATTAACGGTAAAACCATTTAAGCTAGATTAATAACACATGGGACTATTTAATTGGAAACAGCCTGATTTAGACGATCAGATAAAAATGCAGAAGTTTGCCACTCATAAATATAAAGAAGTTATGGTTGGTAACAAGAAATTTAAAATACGCGGTCTTCGTTTGGGAGCATACGATTATATTGTGGATAAACTGCTGATTCGTGATATTATCAATCCAGATACAGCAAAGAAAGAAATGATTGCAATAATGAAAAATGATGCGTCTATTCCATACAAAGTTGCTGCGGCAGGAGTATTGAACAACTATTGGTTTTTTGAGATAATTCCTTTTGCAAGACGTATATACGCTTGGTGGTTAAGCAGGCACTATGACCATAAGGAACTAACTCCGTTGATAGAAGCCATCGTGGAGGGGGCTAATGTAAGTGATTTTTTTACAAATACAATCCGTTTAGCGTTCTTGATAGATACGACAGCGACATTAAGCAAGAAGGATGCCATGAAATTATCTCTCGATGCAAAATCGGCTCACGAGGATCTATCCAAAAAGATTTCCCCCAATTCAGAGGAGATTTAAGGCTATTCGGAGGATTGATGATAATCAAGGACTGGGCTTTGCTATGGAAATATTCATGGAGTTATATACAGGCAGTAATAATGGACCAGCCTAAACTTGATTATCATTTTGAAGAGAAAATGAAGTTGTACAAGGCTTCTCTTACAGAAGATTTATATAAGGAAGCTAACAAGGATGCAAGTGGCTTTATATATAGATTCAAAGAATCTAAACCTAAAGAAGAGCATCCCGATATATTACTAAAAGATGTTTTGCGATGATAACAAAATACGATCCTAAAATATATCCCCTTAAACTGTATGTTGCAGTGGGGGATGATCAATGGGGGGAAATATATAGAAAATTCACCAAACTTAATCATGATCCGATAGATACATCCAAAGATGAAATTAAGGGCTGTAAAGGCATGACTATTTTTGTAAGGGAAAAAAGTACAAACCATTTAGGTGTACTTATTTGGTTATCCAATGATGGTATAGGGGTAAGCACTGTTGCTCATGAATCTGCTCATTATGTTTGTAATGTATTTGATTATTGTGATATAGCAATGGGGTATAAAAATGGGCAGGATGAGCACTTTGCATACTTTATAGGTTGGTGTGTTGAATGCGTAATGGATAGCGTTACGAAATATTTAAAAAAAAGCATTAAGGGACAAATTGACACAGATAAATAAAATAAGCCCGAAAGTTACACGAACTTTCGGGCTATTTTGTAACCTGAAAACAATATGAAACCGATACCTATGTATCCAAGATTGATTAGTATTTTTTGCCATTTAGACAATTCCTTTTCTACCTTTACTTCTACAATTTTCTCCACGGTTATTATCGAATCTTTCGTCACTACCGTTTCTTTTTCCAAAGATGGAATACTGTCTTGTAGAAAGTCTTTCTTGTTTTTCAAACTATGAAAAAGCCTGCCATCCGACATTATTTTAGCGTCTGATACGGCTAATGATGTTTCCAAGTGTGAACTATCTTCAAATGTTGTATGTTGTATGTGTTCTGTTGGAAGAGTTATTATTTTTGATTGCCATACTACTCTTTCCGTTACTGTCGTGTTATGGTCTACTATAGTTGTATTTGTCGAAGATGGAAGTAGCTTGCGTGAACAAGAACACGACAGTAACAAAAAAAATAGCAATATAGAAAACGGCTTATTCATAAATTTACTAGTATTCGCTTTTCAATTATATTGTTTTTCCACAGGTAATTATATACGTTTATACACGTACATATTGACGTTTCACCGTCCCGACTACTGTCGACCACTCCACGTCCCCAACCCCTTCTACCAAGGGTGATACTAATTTAGTTTAATAGTATTTAATTAGTTATAAATGCCATAATACATTTATCTTTTTGCAAAGATAACATAATCGTTTTTATCTACCATTTTAAATATGTTAAAAAATACTAATGGATTTTTGTTTGTTGTAAATCATGCTCTTGTGTTTATTTTTGCTATTTTTGCAATAATTAAAAAATATAACTATGGCTGATGTTGATTTAGGAGCATTAAAGTTTAAGATTGGGCTAGATGATTCTAGTCTTGACAAACAGATAAAAGATATACAGAAGAAGTTGCAGGACACCTTTAACCAGGAGATGTCCTTCAAGCCTATGTTGACCGATATAGGCAAAATGAATGCAGAACTTAGCGAGGTTGTAGATAAGATAAATAAAGCGAATGAAAACGCGTCCAAGGTAGGGAAAGGAAAGTCGAACAAGAAAATGGATATACTTGTTCAGATGGAAGGGTTGTCAAACAAGATTGTCGAAGCGACAAGAGAGTATGACAAACTGGAAAAGACTTACCGTAACCTAGGCAATGCAGGCGGAGATAAGGGAATGGCTACAAGAAAAGCCAATCTTGAAAGTCAGAAGAAAGCGATAGATGATCTTGTGGCTGAATTGAACAGACTGAAAACGGCATATTCCCTTACTGCTAACAGTGCGCCTAAATTATCCATTTCCGATGAGAGAGAACTTAACCTTCTACGCCAGCAATACGAGATGGAGATTGCACGGACAAAGGAGATGGATAGACAAGCATCAAAGCAGGAGCAGGCGAATAAAAAGATGCAGCAGACCAATCAGAAGTATCTACAATATCTTTCTGGTCAGTCTGGACTTGCCCTTGGTATGCCGGAGGGAAGTGCTGAGGACTTGAACAGGAAGATTGCTGCCATACAGAAACGCCTTGAACTATTGAATAAATTTAAGGTTGAAGTTCCTTTAAACAGCAATCAGATAACAAAGGCTGACGCTCTTATTCAGAAATTGCAAGGCAGATTGGAGAAGTTGCAATCATCTTTAAGAAAAACATCAACGAATGAATTGCTTAATATCAATCCTACGTCTATCAATCAGGCTAACAATCTTATTTCTGAATTGACGAACAGGCGTAATGCACTTAATACGACTGATGCAAACTATAACCGTACCCTTACTCTTCTAAACAGGAAGATACAGGAGCATAACAAGTTTGTAAACGAAGCCACATCCTATGGAACAAAGATGCAGCAGACCAATCAGAAAAATGCTGCAAGTTCAAAAGAGTTTTCCGAGGAACTGACAAAGCAGAGCAGAATGATGCGTGAGTTTGTCAATACGATAAAGACTTATGCCGGATTCTACTTTTTCAGAGATATGTTTCAGGAACTTGTTGCCATTCGTGGAGAGTTCGAGTTACAACAGGTGTCATTGCGTGCCATCATACAGGATGCAAGACGTGCTGACCAGATATTCAGTCAGATTAAGGGTCTTGCTGTAATATCTCCTTTCCAGTTCAGTGATTTGGTTGGATATACCAAACAGCTTGCTGCATTCCAGATACCTGTCAACGAATTGTATGGTACCATGAAAAGCCTTGCGGACGTTTCCGCAGGTCTTGGCGTTGATATGGGACGTATCATTCTTGCCTATGGCCAGATAAGAAGCGCAGGTGTATTGAGAGGGCAGGAATTACGTCAATTGACAGAGGCCGGTATTCCTGCATTGGATTCATTGAGAAAGAAACTGGAAGAAGTAAGAGGTGTGGCTCAAACTACTGATGATGTGTTCAACGCCATATCAACACGTCAGATTCCTTTCGAGTATATTCGGGAGATGTTTACCACAATGACGGAAGATGGTGGTATGTTCTACAAGATGCAGGAAATACAAGCCGCATCTTTGAAAGGTATGGTAAGCAACCTTGCCGATTCATACAAGATTATGATGAATGACATAGGCGAGGCGAATGATTCCGTTCTGAAAGGTATCGTTGGAAGCATAACCGATGCGATGAACAACTGGAGATACTTCTCTAAAGCAATAGAGGGCGTTGCTGTAGGATATGCCGCGTTGAAAGGATTACAGCTAGCTAGAACAGCTATGCTCGGTAAAGAAGTTGTCGCAACAACTAATTCTATTAAGGCTGAGAAATTACGGGAAGCCCAATTGCTTAAACAGGCTGCGATGTACAGAACACTCACTACTGCCGAGAGATGGAAGATAGCGACAGCATCCAAACTGTCTGCCGTAGAGATAGCTGCTGCCGTTAATTCGGGAAAGATGTCAGCAGAGATGGCAAAACGTATTCTTGCCACAAATATGCTGACACAGGCTGAACGGCATCTTCTTGTCACCGAACTTAAACTGACAGGTGCGGAAGCTGCAAGAATGTTATCTATGACAAAAACGACAATGTTGATGAACAGATTCAAACTGGCAACATTCGGATTGACAAATTCATTGAAAACATTGTGGCTTACGATAAAGGCTAATCCTCTTATGACAATACTTACCGTTGCAGGACTTGTAGCGGAAGCGTTTCATATCATGTCTGCACGTTCGGAAGAGTTCAATCAGAAGATAAAGGATAGTGCAAAGTCTTTCCGTGAATCATACAGTGATTTGCAAAAAGACCTTGACAAGATAAACTTCGATAAACTTACCCCGGAAAACCTTGAACAGCTTGACACGAAACAGTTGCAGTCGTATGAGGAAACACTTACTGGAGTATTGTCTAAATATGGCAATATAGGGCAATATATAGTACAGAACAGCAAGAAGATAGATGATCAGAAATCACGTGTGGAATATCTGCAAAAGTCAGCATCGGAACTAGAGCAGGTTTATAAGCGCGCTGCCGAAAATGCGGATATAATGTTCAAGGCGGATAAGGCAACATCTACGGGTGTATTTGGAGATTCATTCTCTGATATGCTTAAAGATTACGAGGAATCGTCTGTAAAACTCACTTCGGCAAGTAAGGATATAGAAGAGTTTCGTGGTCAGATAGTACAGGCATCCAAGGAGATTATAAACATGGGTAAGGGTACTAAGGAATGGAGAAACGAACTTACCGAACTGATAAACAAAGGGGCTTCGGCAGCTACTATTGTAGAGAAGATACGTTCTTTAGCTGAAACGTCAGGAGATGCACGAACATTTGAAATATTCAAGAACAAAACCCATTTTGACAGTGAGGAATTGTTGAAGGAGTATGAGAAATTGAGGATGGGCATAATGGGCGAAACTGAAGAACTTGAAAAATCATTTAATGTTTTTGCAAACAGTCTTGAGAAAGAACTGAAAAAAGTATTTGTAGGTATTGATGTAAATAAATTAAATGATGCTCAGAAGGACTTTATAAGGATTCAATCTGAAAATTTTGCCACAACTAGCGAACTTGGGGAGAATGCTAAAAAATTGTTTAATGAATTTATTGACAAAAAATATGCTGTTAAAATAGAACTTGACGATAAGGAAGCACAAGAAGGTTTGACGGGATGGAAAAAATCTCTTGACGAAATTACAGGGCATAAATGGACTATTGCTATAAAGGCTGCCGATGTGAAATCTATGGAGGATTACTTTAAATCGGTAAAACAGGAATATAAGGACGCCAAAAGTTCAATAGAAAATTTACAACGTACCATTGATATGTATGTTAGCCAAGGAAAGGTTAAGAAACTTGGAGATGAGTATCAAATTACAGGCATTGTAAGCCCTTATGAAGCCGAGCAGGTAAAACAAACGGTATATGAGATTAACGCTGCCAACGAAGCGATGTCGAAAGCTACAGGAACAGCAAAACAATTTAATCTTGAACTAGAAAAACAGAAGAAGGAAGCACAGAAAAGAGATCCTCTTGCTGACCTTTGGAAAAACAGGTTGTCATTGCTTGAATCCGCCTATTCCAAGTTCAAGGATTTGAGCATTAACATAGGTAAGGAAGAAGCTAAAAAGCAGATTGAAGCCATATACGGTTCACAGGCGTTAAAACTTGGCGTGGATATTGTATATGACAAACAGGCTATTGTTGACAATTACAACAAGGCTGCAAAGGAATTGGAAACACGTGTTCCACAGGATGCGGTCAAGAACGCAAGGAAAGCAGCCGAATTGTCCTCTGAAATTTATGTTGATGCAGCCAAGAAGGTGATGAAGAGGATTACGGATGAGTTTGACAGATACAGGAACAAGTATGACTTTTACAGTGACATACTTGGAATAACGGGTGATTCCGAACTTGCCTTAGACCTTGCCGTTCAGTTCAGCGGTGACACATCTACTATGGCTGAAAGTTTTGCGGCAGGTATATATAATAATCTGCAATCCGCATTGGCAGGAATGAATCTTGACCTTGGCGTTTCTGTCGTGCCCGACACATCTTCATTCACCTCAATGAACCAGTATATAAATCAGATACAGGAGGCAATTAAGGGGAATAAGAATATCGGAGAAGATCAGAAAGAGGTTATCCAAGGAATGATTGATGCATGGAAAGGCTACTTTGGTGAGATGGCAAAGCAGTATGCTAATGACCTTGAAAAATATGGTGACTACTACACCCAAGTTGATATTATTAGAGAGAAGTACCGTCAAAGGATTGAAACGGCAAAGGGTATGGGCAACACATCCTTATCTTCCGCATTGCAGAAAAGCGAAGAGATGGACTTGTTCAAGCTGACCACAGACTATCAGAACTTCTTCGGTGCTGTTGAAGCGATGTCTATGGAAGCTGCAAATACCGTTGCCGACAAGGTAAGGGAAATGCTCAACAGTGCATTTAGATCTGGTGCTATCAGCGCAAAGGAATACATGAAAGAACTTGAACGCGTGGACAAGCAGATAGAGAAGATGATGAAGAATAACCAGTCTGACTTTCAGACGTACATGAAAGATGGGATTGAAGGTCTGTATAATAAGCGTTATGATGCAGGAAAGTCAAAGATGATGGCAGGCATGAATGATATGCAACAGGCTATGGCTGACATAGAAAATGCTTCCAAGGCATACGAGGACGCAATGAAGAACGGTGATGAAGAAGCCGCCAATGCCGCTTTGAGTGCCAAGTCGGAAGCCGAATCAAGATACAAGAGCGGACAGGAAGCTGTCAAGACTGGCAAAGGAATGATGGCTGCCGCACAGAACGCTTTGCAGACGGTGAATCTTATTGACTTTATCATAACCAATATATACAATGCTATAAAGGCTATGCAGCAGATAATTGCATCTGTGTCCAACCTTATGGATTCTATGGGTAAGGATACCGATAGCGGTTTCATGCGCGAGATGAACCAGTTCTCGGAAGTTATGGGCGTTATGAATGAGGGTGTGAAGAAATCATGGGATTCATTCAAAAGTGGTGATTTTGCAGGTGCGATAGGTTCGGCTATATCCATGCCGCTTAATGTTATCGCTACGTTTAACAGACTGCATGACAAAAGGCTTCAAAAGCATATAGAAAACTTACAGTTTGAAGCTAAAAAACTGACCAATATCTATAATATGCTCGAAAAAGAATTTGATCACATTATAGACCCGGAAAGACTTGATGAGGTTACATCTCAACAGGTTTCCAACCTAAAAGAACAGTTGCAGATTCAAAAGGATATTCTTGCTTCCGAACAAAAAAAGAAAGATCCCGATAGAGAAAAGGTAGAAGAATACAAACAAACCATAAAGGAATTAGAGTACGAAATAAGATATTATTCAGAAACACTTGCCAGTGAGTTGTATAGTATTGACTTGAAAGGCTGGGCTAGTCAGATAGGTGACGCTCTTGTCGAAGCATGGCTGAAAGGGGAAGATGCAGCCAAGGCGTACAAGGATACCGTAGCGGACGTTATGAGGGATGTTGTCAAAAGCTGGGTACAGCAACAGTACATAGAAAAGGCAATGCAACAGGTACAGACTACATTATTTGGAGCGGACGGTAAAGGTGGTATGTTTGCGGACAACAAGATAGATAAGGATGAGCTTATAATACTAGGAAATGTAATGGGTTCATTGGAATCAGCCTTTGCGGAAGCTGGAGGTGTAGTCAATGAGATAAACAACGCCCTTGGTGGTATGCTTACCGAAACAGAGGAAAATGCGGAAGGCCTGTCCAATGCCATTGCAGGAGTTGACGAGAATACATTCAACCAGGCATTGGGTTATCTTAACGGGATGAGATACGAAATGGTTGTCCAAAGCGATCTTCTCCGTCAGTTGGTATCGTTAAATGGTGGTTCGGCAGGAACGGGCGGAACGAACATGACAGTCATACAACTGGCACAGCTTGAAGTTCTCAAGCAACAGCTTGCCGCAACTATGGCGATAAAGACAGCACTCCTAAGTGTCGTTTCCATTGCCCCAAGGTCAGGCGGAAATGCGATAAAAGTTATAATTGACTAAAACAAACGCCCTGCTAGCTTCACAGTTGGCAGGGCGTTCCAGTTTGATTACGAACAAAAAAATCCAATCACTTGAGGTGCTTAGCGGAATCGAACCGCTGTTGTCGGTTTTGCAGACCGTTGACTAAACCACTCATCCAAAGCACCGATTGTGATGCAAATATAGAAAAATAATTTGTGAAGTTGATTGTTTTTTAAAATATTTTTTCTAATTTTGCATTAATTGAAAATTGAACGGATGTCTATATCTAAATATTTTATAAAGAAAGGAAGCGATACGGCAAAGGATTTGTATGCCACATACAGGCTGTATATACTTGAAAGCAAGGGATTATGGGATTTGCCGACAAGAAAGGAAGCCTATGCCGAAAAATGGTATGACAAGAACGGTCAGAAGGTGTACGAACCTGTAACGCCTGTTTACCAGCCAACGGAAGGAAGCATAACATTTGCCGCTTTGGGAGATGTGGAAACGGTAAAGACGAATATCCGTTCGTTCTATTCATATATAACCAATGTGATACCTGCCACTCCAGATACGCCTTACGGTTCATCTTCATTTTCTATATGGAATGATATATGGGGCGAATCGGCAAAGCAGGTGATAAGATGCACTGGTTTTGAAACAGGCGCAAAGATGAGTTATCAGGACGTTCAGGACTTGCAGAACCCGGATAAACTTGTGTCTGCATATACATTTTCGTTAAATTTCAGTATTGACCAACCAGCGATTTAAAGACCAATGATTTTACAGATTAAAAGAGGAAATAAAGTTGTTGCGGAAAGTGCTGATTTTTCATACAGCCCGTCTTTGCAGGAAGTGAGAAAATTGACTTGTGAAGTCGTTTCCGTTGTTCCGATAGAGTTCAAGGCATACAACTCAAAAAGCGAATCGGAATACGATACAGTCGTATATAACGGTAATACATTCATCCTGTACCAAGCCCCATCGGGAGATAATCTTAACGAAGCAGGGAAATACAAATACTCCCTTCTGTTTTACGGTAAGGAGGTGCTTTTGCAGAATGTGGCATTTCTTGACATAGTAAGCGGAACAGGTGGGGAAATAAATAAGATAAGATACACTCATGGCGGTCTGTTCCAGTTTTGGGGTGATGCAAAACAGCTTGCCGCACGTATAGAAGCGAATATACAGTCTTACAATGCGTCATTGGGTGCAGGATATACAGGCATTGGCACATGGACATTGAATGTGGATGCGGAAGGCGAACTGACAGAGGATATGATTGACATAACCGATGGCACCAACCTGTTTGAAGCATTGAAATTTTTCTATGACAAGTTTTATCTAAACTATTATTTCTCTACGACAGCCAATGGAGGAATAATAACCATTACAGATAAGACAAGACCGTCCGTAAACTGGACATTCAAGCAGGGTGACGGTGGGGGTGCTGTAAAAGTTTCCTCTTCCGTAGATACAAGTACACCTGTCATAACCCGAATCATACCACAAGGTGGAAGCAGGAACGTTCCGCCTGAATACAAGAAGGACGCTAAGCCTGCCGATGAATCACGCTATTGCCCGTACATCCTTCTTCCGAATGATTCTGACGGGAACATAAGATATTTCATTGACAGTGAATATGGATTGAAGAACTATGGTGTAAGAGGAAAAACCATATCAAACACGTTCAGTGGGATATATCCTTCCATCAGAGGGAAAAAGCTTGGCGATCTGTACCCGTCAGGACTTCCCGAATGGGATACATACAAGGCGGATGGAGAACCAGACCCTCAATCGGGAAAGGTGGCAGGTGAGGGTGCTAGCGCAGCAACACGAATAGATAAAATCATCGGGTCTACTCCTATAAAGAGTGATGATAGTGACAGTTTCCTCATTTATATGACCTCTCCAGGATTCAACCTAGGGTACAAGGTATATGAGGACGGTGATTCATCCGACAAGATAAACGACAATGTGCAGCCCCAGTACAAACCCCATGCTATGTTTGACAAGTACAGGGATTTTGAGAGTTTTGATATATATGGTACAAGGGTATATTATGACCAGCCTGTAAAGGTTACTGCCACATTCTCCGGGAAGATGCTTTTCAGTGTATTGCCCATAGGAAGTGATGCTGTAGGGAAAAAGGTGAAGATTAACCTACGTATGGTTACGAACCGTGTATTGGGTCAGGCTTCTCCTTTGAAAGAGGTTGTTATCGGAGAGGAAGGTGCTACTGGTATGCTTGAAATACCTTACGACAAGACCGCTCTTGTAGGATATATAGAAAAAGGTCAGAATACGACAGTCACCATACGTGTTGAGTTCACGTTTGATTCCGATGTTCCTGCTGAAAGCTGTAAGATAGGCTTTAGTGAGGAAATGACCTGCAACATACATTTCGGTAATCAGGACGGTTCACAGGACAGGTTCTATTATAAATACGCTTCTGTAACGGACGCGGTGTTCAGTATGCGTACAGGAACTTATACGGGAACGGAATTTAAGATAAACAAAAACGGTATTATTCCTCTTTACGGTGAAGTAAACGGTGATACAGGAGAAACGGAAGAGGATGTTGCCATGTTTAATAAGGGGGCACGATATAAAATATCATGTTACAGAACGGATAGCGACAATGCCAAACTTCCCCTTTACACGGATGGTAAATCTCCTTCAATTGCAGCAGGAACGGAGTTTGTCATTCTGAATATTGTCATGCCCGAATCGTATGTGACAATGGCTGAGAATACGCTTGAAAAGGCGGCTCTTGACTACCTGTCAAAATATGACCATGAGAATAAAACTGTTTCAATAGACATATCTAGTGGATTTGTCGCAGAGCATCCTAACCTTTTCATTGACTTCATAGAAGGAAATATGCTAAAGGTAAGGGATGATGGAATAGGCGTTTTCGATTTCTCTGATAGCGGTCAGATAGTGGATATGCAGTTGCAGATACAGTCTTTGGAGATTAAATATTCCAAAGAGAATATGTTTCCGTCATATTCATGCACCATAGCAAGAAGAAAGATACTGTCCTTCTATGAACGGTTGGCGCAGGAGAATCAGACCGCTTCAACACAGAATACGACAAATGTAACATTAGGCGGAACAGGAACAGGAACAGGAACAAGCAACGATGTCATCAACACCGTTCATGCCAACTCCGCATATACGCTAGATGAGGACACACCTGTACATAACTGGTTCTTATCCGCACTGAACGATGATGATGCGCAAGGGATAATCAATTTTCTCAAAGGTCTGAAAATAGCCGGGAATTTGGTAAACCGCATTGTGAAGCAGGGTGACGAAGATATCACCTACACCGATAAAGACGTGATGAGCGCATTGCGTGTAATGACTGAGATAGAGAACAGTGCGGAGAAGCTGAAAGAGATATTCTTGCGGAAGGACGTGGCGGATTCCACTAAGTTCCTTCTCAGCATGTTTGCCGGTGCTGTTTTCGGAAAGAATGGTTTTGCAAGCGGCTTAACCGGATTCGGAGCCAAGATATTCGATACAGGGCATGGGGAGTTTGAGAGCATGTTTATCCGCCGGTTTCTCGAAGTTCCCGAATTAAGATACAATCGTGTGATGGTCACGCTGGGTGACAAGTGGCGTGCGCCCGGAGCCGGCATTATAGAAACAGTAGATACGGGAGCCAAGACATGTACACTTAAGCTGGAAGATGGTGAGATTGGTGCTGTCGCAGTAGGCGATATCTGTATGGGTATCTATCATAACATCACCGGGAACGCTACGGAGGATTACGACGATGGAAAGGGCAACAGACGTTTTGCCGGATTCTGTACAGTCTATTTCACGATTACGGAAGTTACAGGTGAAAGAAACGAAACATTCAAGTACCAGTTGCGCCCCACTTCTTCATCGTGGCCTTCTTCTTTCGACCCTTTTGAGATGATGACTTTCGTGGCATACGGCAGCTTCACTAATACGGAGCGCCAGACCTCAGTCTATGAAACAAGGACTTACACCCGTATGTTGTGGAAGCAGAATACATGGGAGATCTCCGCCGCCAATGTCGCCCTACAATATGGCGACCTTTCCAATCTGAATATATTCGGGTTGAACATGGATGGTTACTCCATGTATCTGAATAATATATATATGACAGGTATTATCAAGCAGATAAAGCCGGACGGAACACCTGTACAGACTTTGAATTTCCGTGAGGAAGGCTATATACCTGGCGAACATTACGATTACTACGACAGCTTATCTTATAACGGAAGCATGTGGGCGTGTATCAATGAGGATGGCTCGTCCTCTGCACCGGGATCTAATGGCGATTGGCTGGAAATTGCTTCTAAAGGTGACAAGGGCAACAAGGGCGACAAGGGTGACGGTTACACCCAAATGGGCCAGTTCAAGACCGGAATGGTTGTACCCAAGATGGGTGTCGTTTCGATGGGCGGCGGCTCTTATGTAGCCAAGGCATCCACTACCAATCCCCCCTTATGGTGTTGGACTGACAACGACGGCAACCGGTTTACTTACAATGACGGTGGTTATGTGCTGACGGGTGAGGTGAATACTGCTGAATATGATGTGTTGGCTGAACCGGGAAGAGATGGTACGGACGGGGTCAATGGCACCGACGGTGTTCCCGGTGCACCGGGAAAGGATGGGAAGACCTATTACACATGGATACGTTATGCGGATGATGCTCAGGGAAACGGAATCAGCAATGATCCCACAGGAAAAGCATACATCGGACTGGCATACAACAAGGAAACCGCTGTGGAGAGTGACAATCCGTCCGATTACAAGTGGAGTGACATCAAGGGCGAACAGGGCGTTCCGGGTGCTGTCGGTGCCGACGGGAAAACCTATTACACATGGATAGCCTACTCGGACAACGCGGACGGAAGCGGAATGTACCAGCAGCCGAATGACAATACCAAATATATAGGCATCGCGGTAAACAAGGAAACCGCCACGGAGGGCAGCAATCCTGCCGACTACACGTGGTCGCAATTCAAGGGCAACAAGGGTGACAAGGGTGACGGTTACACCCAAATGGGCCAGTTCAAGACCGGAATGGTCGTTCCCAAAATGGGTGTCGTTTCGATGGGTGGCGGCTCTTATGTAGCCAAGGCATCCACTACGAATCCTCCCTTGTGGTGCTGGACGGACAATGCCGGCAACCGGTTCACGTTCAACGATGGCGGCTATGTGCTGACGGGTGGAGTAAACACCGCAGAATATGATGTATGGGCCGAAAAGGGCGATACCGGAGCGAAAGGCGACAAGGGTGATGATGGTGAAAAGGGAGACAAAGGAGATAAGGGAAATCAGGGCGTACAAGGAATACAGGGATGTATTATACGGTCTTCCGAGTGGGCGTCCGGCGTGACGTACAGGAATGACGAGGACCTTACAAGTGGCACGCGGTATATTGATATCGTAATGGTGAGAAACAATAGTGCGGTGGACGGATGGGATGTTTATAAGTGTATCAAGACCCATACATCGTCATCTTCCATAACCTATGCCAATACCACCTATTGGACGGAATTAAGCAATGTCGGTCCTATCTATACCAGTCTTATTATTGCCAAGAACGCCAGTCTTGATTTTGTCCAAGGCAATGAGTTATTGATTAAGGATTCAAATAATAATATTGTAGCCGGTCTTACAGGAGGAAGCAGCAAGGAAGCCGGTACGACACCTGTAAGGATATGGGCTGGCGGTGGTGTTCCGGGAAGTGCTCCGTTCCGAGTGGATCAGGAAGGGAATCTTGTCGCAACGAAGGCGAATATCACGGGGACAATAACTGCCACAGGTGGAAATATTGGCGGTTTCAATATTTCCACCTCAAGTATGGAATCGGTTTCTGGGAATAATGCCATGCTCCTTTCCGCCAACTTGGTAAGATTTACCGGAAGTTATTCAAGCGTGTTTATTGGAGCGGATACTTTTCCTTCATCTAGTGGGGGGGCAATATTATGCCCATCCCGTATTTCGGTTAATAGGAATATAACGAATACGGCGTATGGCAATGTGGGCATGTATTTTGACATACAAGGTTCCCATGCTTATGATGATAATGATTTTCAGTATACCGGGAATCATGCGTTGTATATCGTCAAGGGGGACATCTGTGGGTTTAGGCTCAGATTGCGCAGAATAAGCAAGAGCACAACTTTGTCAGTGATGGATAGTGTTATCATGGCTGTAACGTCCGGTATTACGCTGACTGTTCCGTCCACTGCGGAAGACGGGCAGTTCTACTGGATAAGAAACGTTTCTGGTGGTGATGTGACCATAGCCGGAACAAATCTTGTCGGCTGGAATTCCGGGGAGGTCAGCACTTCGATAGGTTTGGCCAAGTCAAAGGCGGCAGCAATGTATTATGACAAGGTTAATAACAGGTGGTTTATGAACTGGATTGATTGTTGGAATTAAAAATATAAATTATGAAAATAGATTTTACAAAATTTCCTTGTTACACAGGGATAAAGAAGGATATCAGAGTTGAGATGGATATTGCGGAGTCATTGGCTAATGCCATATACACAAATGTTCCGGGCATAGCCGCCAGTTCTCTGGCTCATAAGATTTACTCTGGCAAGGGAGAAGTAGATTACGATGAACGGGAAATACGAATTATACGTGATTGTACACCGTTGTTTTCGGGAGTTTATGCGGATTCCATAAACGATTATTTGGACACAAAAGAAAAGGAGGAACAAGGATGATATTACAAGCAGGTTATGATTGTTATCTGACACAGGCCGAGGATATGCCTCTGTCGGAACGAAGATTTGAAAATCAGGTAGTAATAAACAGCCCTGAGGATGTGGCTGTGTGGAAAGAGATCACATCGAAACAGAAGGAGCAGATGATTGCCGAAGCATCATTTATTGATGTGGCGGCTATAGACGTTGAAGCACTTGGCCGTGTGAATACGCTGCTCAATGATATTGCGGCAAACATCAACAATGCCGGACTTACTGTAGAGGAAGCATTGGCGAAGAAAGAGTACTTCCCCGCATGGGAGGATCTGATAGGTACAGAGGTTGATGTGTCGTTTCGGTTCCGTTATGATGGTACACTCTACGAGGTTGTACAGAAACATACACCGCAGGAGGACTGGAAGCCGGGAACGGGTACGGAATCCTTGTACAAGGTTGTGCAGATAGAACACTCCGGTACATTGGATGATCCTATACCTTGGGTACATAACATGGTACTGGAGGAAGGCAAGTATTACACCGATAAGGAAGTACTTTATCTCTGTATCCGTGACAGTGGAATAGGCATGGCATTCGATTTGGAAAATCTTGTTTCGGGCGGATATGTTCAAGTAGTAATAAATAATTAAAAAAAATACGATTATGGCAGACAAAAAATTAAATCAAGTATCGCAGTTGACGGACTTTGATTATGCGTTGGTTGTAAAAGGAAATGACGTGGTAAAAGTTACAAAACAGCAATTAGCTACAATCCTGGGGGAACTCATCGGAATAAATGGCAGTTGGCTCAGATATAGAGGTCATATATCAGATATTGATAATGCAAATTTAAATGGTGTATATACATTTGGTGCTGAAGCTCAAAATAGTCCAGTTGATGGTTCTGGGAAATGTCTGACATTTGGTAATGGTATAGATGATTATGGACAAATAGTAGTAACGTGGGACTCAAGATTAATATATTACCGTGGGAAAATAGGTGCAGCATGGAAACGAATTCAAACAGAATAATAGCATAAGTTGAGAGCTGGGAGGACTCATCGGAATAAATGATACGTGGTTAAGGTTCAGAGATGTTATAAGCATAGAATCTCAAGACAAATTAGATTCTATGCAATATAGCGGAATCTACTTACTAACACAACCTTCAGAATTAGAATATGTCCGTAATTGTGTATTAGTTGTAATCGGCAAACCTAATGTCTGTTGTATTCAGAAACTATATAATTATAGCGGAAATATCTATAAATATCGAGTGAAATGGTATAGTAATACTTGGGGGAGCTGGCAAACTTTTTCGTTGACATAGGATTAAAAAACGGGTGGTCCGGTACAAGCCGGTTCCACCCGATCCTGATATGCACAACGCCATGTGCGGTGCAAAGGTAATCCATGTTTCTAAGAAGCCAATACAAAAGTTCTAAAATCTCCCCACTCTCCGTTCAAACAACGTCTGAAACCAGCAATATCAGCTCCCAAGCGGAATGCCATTTGAATTACATATCCTTGTCCATCGTTAAAAACTATCATTATGGAATAATTGGAAACAACACTAATTCCATTATCTCCGGTCACATGATACATTCCGCTTGCAGTTGCACTATTTACCTCTTCGTCTGTGGTCAATTTACGTTGTGGCATGAAAGGGTACAGATTCAAACTAGTGAAAAGTTCCCCCAGGTCGGATTCATAGCCTATTTTGTGTTACAATTCTTTCCATTCAGACCATGCGGAATAATATATTCGCCAAAATAACCGTTTAGTATGTGAACAAAAAAATTGCAACCTTAAAGTTCCACCCACAAATTGTACAAGAATTCCAATAAATCTTGCTTCTGGAATCGGAATTCCATCATTATAAACACAATACCAACTTCCATTTTCTGTTACATCATTGGCACTCCCATTTAGATTTCCAATTAATTTAAAGCAGCCATTTATTCCGATGAGTTCCCCCAGGTCAGGTTTCGAATAGATTTTATGTCAATTATTACTGTGAATTATTATCTTAGGATCTTCCCAAGTTGAAACGTCTGGATAATTCCTTTTTCTAAATATTAATGTTCCGTCTATTGCTATTCCGAAGATGAAAACAGTATCTTCTAATTGTTTTATAACCAATCCTTGAACGACATTACCATAGAATCCTTCTCCAGCAAAAGCATTGAAATTGGAAACGAAAGGTTGAATTGTTTTTATAGGCATTTCATTTACAAAATCCGTAAATTCACTCCATGAAGAAAACGATTTTGTTCCCTTCGGATTTCCTAAAAGTTCTCCCAGCTCTTTGTTTAGATAAAATCCATGTTAAAAAGAGAGTACACGAATCGTAACTATAAGGTCATAATTTATAGCAGTTATCATAATCTGATTATCCTTTAGTGATATAGATATAATTTTATCAGCACTAGAGAATATCTTCGTAACAATGCCGGTAGAATCAACATAAATCATCATTTCTCCGTCATTATGGCTGACATATACGAATTCATTGGTAGGAGCACCTATACTAAATGATACTCCTGGCCGTATTGTTTCATAATATTCAGTTCGTTTTATTCCATTTGTTGGCAGAAGTCCTCCCAGAAGCATTTTTTGTGGTTTATTTTGTAAATACAGAAGATTTTTTTAACTTTAAAACAAAAAGTTGAGTATGTTAGAGAAGATCAGATACCGTTTGGTTTATAACCGACAAAACAAGTTAAATCGACAAGGAACAGCCCTAGTCCAAATAGAAGCCTATTTGAATCAGAGGAAGGTATATTTTAAAACCAATGTTTATCTAAAGCCGGAGTGTTGGAGCAAGGATGGTGCCCAAGTTATAAACCATCCGCAATCGAATGAACTTAATGCAATGCTATATGAGAAGATACTGGAGTTGCAGGCTATAGAACTTAGCTACTGGAAAAGAGGACTTGAATCAAACCTTTCCACGTTAAAGGAGGCTGTAAAAAAGGGAATTAAACCAGTTGTGTCTTTTTTAAAATTTGCAATACAAACGATAGAGAATTCTGATAGAAAACCGGGAACCAAGGATAACATGCTGGGCACGGTAGCCACTTTGAAGGAATTTCGGAACGTGATAGAGTTTACCGATATAAACTATACGTTTCTAAAGGAGTTTGACGCATTTCTGCGCAACAAAGGATTGAAGGTAAACACGGTAGGAAAACACATGAGAATACTGCGTACCTTGGTTAACGAAGCAATAAACGAAGGTTATATATTACAGGAGGCATACCCTTTCCGTAAGTTCAAGATCAAGAAAGAGAAGAAGGAACATAACTTCCTGATGCCGGCAGACTTGGAGAAGCTGGAGAATCTTGAACTGCCGGACAGGAAGAACAACAGCCGGCACATACTGGACGCATTCCTGTTTTGCTGTTATTGCGGACTAAGATTCTCTGATTTTAAACAATTGACCTATAAGAATCTGATAACAATAGACGGAAGGGAATGGCTGGTCTTGAACAGCATCAAAACAGGCGTAAAACTCAATATTCCGCTATATCTGCTGTTTAACGGAAAGGCACTGGGCATAATGCGGAAGTACGACAGCATCGAACAACTGGCTGCATTAGGCTGCAATTCCGACACCAACCGAACATTGCAGAAATTGGGAAGGATGGCGCGTATCAGCAAGAAATTTACCTACCATACAAGTCGTCATACTTGTGCTACTCTGTTGGTACATCAAGGCGTTCCGATAACCACCGTCCAAAAACTCTTGGGGCATACATCGGTCAAGACAACAGAGATATATTCCGAGGTGTTTGATGAAACGATCATCAAGGATCTGACAAGGGCTAACCAGAAGTATTCTAAAAGTAGAAATGTAAAACAAAATCAAATAAAATCTCAAAAATCCCCGGAAAAATATCTCAGGCAGTAGAAATCTATAAAAGCTATCTGTTTTATACTTGTTTTTCCAACTTCAATATATTCATATTTTATTTGTAAATAAAAATGTAAATATTTTACCCTTATTTTTCTATGAATATTCCTTATTGTTCTAGAATTTTTCCTTATTGCGCTAGAAGTAAAAAATATTGCATTAATAGCAATTTGGTAAGCCTTAACAGTGCTGCATATAAAGATAGTACATTGCTTCTTTCTATGGGTCCTAGTTTATAACCACAATCCTCCCCCTTACCGTTTATCAGTAAGGGGAAGTTAATATCGGTTAATTTCCCACAATTATATTGAATGATTCAACCATTTCATGCAACACCCCATCTATTATTATTCCGTTCAATCTCCTTTCGTTCCAATATAAATTGCTCCAAGTATAACAAACGAGCATCCGCACAGAAATGCAAATATATGACTAACTATTGCGTTCATTGTTTCAATCCTGTTAAAATATGACTAATTACATCTACTGTCCATCCGTTACCTAACAGCCCCATGCCTATATGTGGTTGTACCGACTTGGTGTATCCTTCGGGTACGGTCTGTAATCTTTCTGCTTCCGTAATATTTGGCGTTCTGAAACCTTTTTCGGGATTACAGTCGGGTGAGTTGAATATAAGCGGTGTAAGTGATTTTTTATATCTTCTCAACAGTGATTCGGGGTTCTTGGCAAACCTGTTCCATGATTCAAGCATACACCATGACTTTTTCTTCTCAACATATCCATCAGTGATGATGTCCTTGAACAGTATTCCCTTGTCCTTCCATGCAGGTATTTCCCAGTTGCACCAGTAGTATCTTGCTCTCATTTGCGCGGAGAAATCGGAACTGTTGATATACACATAGTCTACTCCAAGATGTGACGAAATCAAATCAGCCCAATCGGATTTCATCTTCACATTTTCAAGCAGGAATTTTATGTTAGGATTGAACTGTCTGATATGGTTCAGTATGTTGACGTATTCAAAGAACAGACTCGAACGCTCGCCATCGAAGTTCAGTTTCTCTTTCCCTAACTGTGAGAAATCCTAGCATGGTGTTCCGCCAATCAATAAATCAATATCTTTCCACTGTATATCCCATTCTTTCCAATTTTTTATATCACCCAATTCAATTATATCGGGGTAATTATCCAGTGCAACCTTGATAGACGGTTCGTTTATTTCGCTTGCGTAATACTTGTCTACCTTTATGCCTGCTCTTTCCAGTGCGATACGTCCGCAAGATATCCCGTCACATAAACTCAATACGTTCATTTTTCAATATATTTAAAGATATGTTTTATTGTTTCTATATTCCACCCGTTACCTAACATCTTGTAACGCTGTGTATCGGATATTCCATCCCATATATACCATTCGGGAACGGTTTGAAGTCGTGCGCACTCGGTGGGGGTAAGCCTACGAATGCGAAAATTACCGTTATCAACTAGCGTCATACCGTTTGCCATTGCTCCCTTGTGTGATGTAGCAAGTAATGTATGAGCCTTATCGTCTATACTGCGTATATTTTTCTTTATATATTTGTTTGGAATTGTAATATCGGCAATATTAGGAGTGCCAATTATAACGCATGGTTGTGTGCTTCCATCATTTCTAGCCCTTGCCAGCAGTGTACATGATTTACCAGATTTTATTTCACGGAAATGCCTCCCTCCAAATCCACATATCGTTCCCGAAACAACTATCAGATTATCCTTTTGTACTGTTGTAAGGCAATTGGTTTTTCCATCTTCCCTAGGTTCAAGCTGTTGGATGTTCTTTCTCTGTTCCTTTACAATCCCGGCTTCATATTCCTTTCTTATCTGTTTTCCATATTCGGTTCTTCTTGGAGTAAGGCAGGCTGATTCACGCCCTTGCATAGCTACACATATCGGATCATTATCCGTCTTTACCCTGCCCTTCAAGCATTCAATCATCTTGTCAGACAAGAAATATTTTTCATCAACCTCTTCTTCAAGAATATCCTTTAAAAGTATTCCCCTATCTTCCGGCTGTGGAATATCGTCATGGATATCCGTCCAGTATATGCGCCTTCTGTTTTGTGCCGATACAAGTGCGGAGTTGATATGTATTCCTTTCCTACCCATTGTTTCATTGAACACAGATTCCCATTTCTTTCCCATTTCCACATTTTCAAGGAAGAACTTGGGATTGTCACCACGCTCAATAAGTTCGTGGTATATACGTATGTATTCCCAAAACAGATAGGATTGCCCTTCAAACTCGAAACCGTTCTCCTTCAATTCAAGATACGTTTTCAAGTCTAAAACCTCCATGCCTTCTTTCGTTGAAAGCCCTTTTCTCTTGCCGGACATGGACAGGTTAGTACATGGAGATCCTCCGATTATCAAGTCTATCTTATCCAGTCTGCTTACTTCAAGTTCTCTTACATCACCAAGCTGTATGGTGTCAGGAAAGTTCTGCATGGTTGCCTTTATGGCAAACTTGTCCACTTCGGACGCATAGTATTTTTTTACTGGAATGCCAAGTTCGGAAAGTGTTATCCGTCCGCACGACATTCCATCGAAAAGGCTAAGTACATTCATAGATATGTTTTTTTTAAATTTTCAGCAAATATACGACATAAAACCGTATGTAACCAATACGTTTAACTTTTTTTTAATTATCTTTGCGATAATAGATAAAATTCATAATATGCAGTTTTCCATAGTACCAAAAATAGATGCCGAGATTATGTTTTCGGAAGATGATCTGTCCGTTTTCAGACAATCGACAGACGGTCTGTATTATATGATCCATACCGAGAAGGTTATGGAAGTGATGCCTATGACGTTACCTGAGGACGGAACGGAACACCCTTTCCCTTACGACACATACGACACTGGCACAAGAGAGTTTGAGAAGCTGCTTTTATCTGAGGAATGGGCTAAAATGGGAGAAAAATGAGAAAGATAGGGCTTTTTAACATAGGAAAACTTGGTCTTGTCAAGTCGGCAGGAAAGGCGAAAACCGACATAAGCAAGGTGATAGAAAAATGGGTGAAAGAACACATGGTGTTTTGGTATGATATGTCAAAGCCTGTGGATGTTTATACACAGAATTTTAACGACTGGAGACCGTATCCCTCTGTAAATGCTGATATAATTATAACAAGCACCTCATTTGTCATAACTAGATTTGCTACACTGAACGATACAGTAAAGTGCTACATTCCTAGCCAAACAAAAAATTTCCCAGGAATGAAAGTGGAAGTGAAAGGTATAGTTGACGGGCAGGAATTATACTGGGGATATAGAGCTGATGCAAAATTAGTCAATATCACATCAGACGGAACCTATGATATTCCGCCATTAGGAACCGTAAACGGTAATCTGTCATTCAGAAACGGCAATATTGTCGGTGCTTGTAACATTACCATCACCCAGCTACCGTCAGGACAATCCGTTCCCACAAACGAGATACTAAAAGCCAATCCATACTTGCAGGATTTCAGTGGAAACAACAGACCGCTGAAACTTAACAATTTCCTGTTCGAGGCAATGAGCGGTGTGGGAGGGTATGAATATAACTGGCTTGACAGTGCATTATTTATTACCTATTTAAGTGGCGCAAGAGGTGATGGAACTATAACAGACAATACTATTACTATAAATAATGTAAAAGTAAGTGGGCCTCTAATAGAAACCAAGGTAAGTTCCTCATCCAAAAAATATAAGGTAAGGGTAACAGGTATCGCATCCGATGAAACGTTGAGATATTCATTATATGGAGATACATCGTTAGGTGAATCAGAAATAATTGTATTTGATATGAAAAAGGATGGAGAGTACGAATTACCTGCTTCCACATATTCCGCTACATATAATATGAAATGGCAAGTTTTAACAGCTTCCTACCCTCATGCGTGTAATATTACAATAGAGCAGATTCCAGCCTATCCCAACGCCCTAGTAACTGATGGGGTAGATGATTATGGGCAAATACAGAACTTACAGCATGGCGTTAAGGTGTTGTTTACTACTATCAATCCGTTCATTGATGGAAAGTTTATCTATGACCAAAGACTGACTACTACTGAACCTTGGCTGTTTGCCGTATTCAATGACAAAGGTAGTATTGCTTATAATAGTAGGAACTCAAACGGCAAGACCTATATTGATGGAACACTGAATGAATCTACAATAGTTTCCGCTTTGTTAAACAAAAAGCAAATAATCACCATAGTAAACAATGATGTGACAGGTGATAAAACTAAAACTCCTATATTCTTTAGCAATACTGATCATAATAGCGGATGGATTAGTTCAGCTTTCTACAACTCCATAGGATTCGATTCAGTTCCCACCAAGGAAACTGACGGGTTCACCGAGCAGGATTTGATTGATTACTATATACCAAAGGCTATCGTAACGATAACGGTGGTGGACGTATCGGGTTCTCCTATACAAGATGCCGTAGTCACTGTTGGTGGAATACAGTACAAAACGTTGTCTGACGGTACAGTGAAAGTACGGGGTATGGCAAATGGCACGATGTCGCTGTCTGTAAAGAAAGACGGGTATATGCCGTTTTCTGACAATTCATGGAAGTTTGCCGATTCAAGGATAACACTGGAGGTTCTTCGGAATACCGTAATCACTGAAAATGGATACAGCATATTGCTTGAAAACGATGGTTTAATACTAACAGAATGAAAAAAATGGAAGATAATCTTAAAATTTCACAGATGCCTCCCGTTGAAACCGCTACGGGAGAAGAGATGATACCATGCGTGACAGGGGACCCTAAAGAGAACAAATCCGTCACGGTGTCCAAGATAAGACAGGGCATGGTAAAGGACGAAAACTATGTGCATACCGACAATAACTTTACTACCCAGTTGAAAGATAAACTTGACGGGATAGAGAAAGGCGCACAGAAGAATACCGTCATAGGCGTGAAAGGTAATGCCGAACAGTCTTACAGGACGGGCAATGTCAATATAACGAAAGACAATATAGGTCTGTCAAATGTGGACAATACGTCCGATGCCGGAAAGCCCGTATCCACCGCACAGAAAGCAGCCCTAGACAAGAAGGTAGACAAGGTGGACGGCAAGGCGTTATCCACAAACGACTTTACCAATGACTACAAAACGCTTCTCGAACAGATAAAGATGCAGCAGGGGAACATATATGGAGTGGAGATGAGAAGAGGACAGTCAGACCCGGTATTTCAGACATGGATAGGAAAGGAAGAGTTCAAACAATCCCATCCTATCCTCAACTCTTTCCGTGTGGCAAAGGTAAAGGACGGTAAGGTAGTAGGATTCCTGGACCAGACCAATTTCTTCAAAATGGCTGACGGTAGCCCGTCAAATATTGTTATTGACGGAACTGATGTAACAGATGACGGAAGTGACATCATGCTTGTAAACACCAAGCCTTTCTGGATAATCAACGGAGGAACGGATGATACATACGAAAGAAGGCTCGTCAGTGACGCTCCGTTTACATACGGTGGCGATACGGCCATAGAGATAAAACCGTTCGGAATGAGTATCGGTTACTCCACGATAAAGGATGAGAAGCAGAGATCTATTTTTGACAACACGGTAAAAGGAACAACATCAGCAGGAAATCTAGGCGTGAACATAATGCAAGGAAACGGATGGCCTACGACAGGTGTATCACGTTTTGATTACGAGAAATACGCTAGGGCAAAGAACCAGGACATCACGAAGAACTATCCTTACGCCAATGCGTTCGCCCTTGACCTTGAAGTGTGGTGTACGCTTCTGTTCATTAAGTTCAGGACAAAAGACTTACACGCACAGTCTGTTTGCGGAAAAGGAATATCATCCAACGATTCAGCCCCCGATGCGTCAAGTTGGGGAAAAATGACAGGCGTCAGATTCAAGAAGGCGGACGGTCAGACCTATGTGTATTACAATATGAACGGGAAAGGATTTAGAGCGTCCGAAACAGGAACGAGTTATGATTTCTCCGCATTAATAAACAACTACTATCCTTGCATGAAGATGTTTGAAGCACAGCTTGCCATGTCATACGCAAAGGAACACAATGTCGCTCCCGACACCGAGTTTGAATATGAAAGCACAAAATACAAATATTACAACTTCCAAGGTCATAACGGATTGGCTGACGGGGAGATGTCGGGTATCGTAGCCAAGTTTGTCAATGCAACTGTAACCAGCGGATGGAGTATTCCTGACAATGCGGAAGTGACAGACCGTGAAATAGAGATATGCTTCACACAGCCTATCATTCGCGGACGTATTGCCGGGTGGGGAGATATATGGATGTGGTACAGTGGGATAGATTGTGTCATGCACGATTCCACATCCATAGACATCTATCAGACCTATGACGTGAACAATCTGACTACGGACAATGTAGCCACAGAAAAAAATCCTGGGGAATCTTACGGTTTTGAGAATACGTATGAATTTGTCGGTTCTATGGCTAGAGGTGAAGGATACATAACGAAGAACTTTGAGAACTCGCTCATTGGAGAGGTCAAGGGAAGCAATCTTCACACGGGGGAATGCCATTACAACTGGTTTACGGGAAATGCAGGTTCGGGTAAGATTGGAAGGCGTGGTGTTTACTTTGGTGGTTGGTCGCACAACGGCTCTTGTTCTCTGCGGTCTGGTCCTTTGAACCTTGATCCTTCGAGCGCGGACACGTACCTCGGTGGCGGCTTTCGTTGTACAATAACCCAACCCTAATTTTTCACTTCGTGAAAAATCCCCCTCCCAAAACTTGTAAAATATATTAATTATGTTTAAGTTTGCATAATAAAAATCTAACCAAATGCGTCAGCAAAGTGAAATAAGTCTGTCAAAGGCGGTTAGTTGAAAAAAGGCGGTCTGTAGAATGGTGGTGTTTACTTTGGTGGTAAGTCGAACAACGGCAATTGTTCTCTGCGGAATGGTAATTTGAACCATGATCCTTCGAACGCGAACACGAACATCGGTGGCAGCTAACGTGCTAAAAAAATTACTGCTATACAGAAGCCTCGTCAGGAAGATGAAAAATGTCAAGACAACCCATTGTTTGAGGATGGGAACTTATTAGTACATTTACAGTTGTAGGTATATGGAAAGTTAGTTATCTTTGGCTCAACGGACAAAGAAAAGCACGTAAGATGAAAAGATTGAATAATATTTTTGAAACGATAGGCAGTGTGGATAATATTATCTCTGCTGCTGAAAAGGCAAAGAAAGGAAAGAGGAATCACAGGGGTGTGAGGGATTATGAGAAACATAAGGATGAATATCATCAGAATGTTTATCAGATGCTCAAAGACAAATCATACCATGTAAGCAAGTATGAGGTGATAGAGAAAGTGACTGATGCAGGAAAGGTAAGGGAGATACACAAACTCCCGTTTTACCCAGACAGGATTGTCCAGCACAGCCTTTTGATACCCATGATGGACAGATGGACAAAAAGCCTTACACTTGATTCATATAACTGTCTGCCCAAAAGGGGTATTACAAGTAAGGTTAAAAAGCACTCCCTTGTGAGAAAGATGAAACGGACATTGCTTGAAATGGACAAAAACGGAAAAATATACGTTTTGAAAATGGATATTAAGAAGTTTTATCCGTCCGTAAGACACAGCGTTTACAAGAAGGCATATAGCAAAGACTTGAAAGACAGGGATGCGTTATGGCTTATGAATACGCTTAATTACAGCAACAAAGGTCTGGCTATTGGCAATCCTGACGCTCAGATAGGAAGCCATTTGGTATTAAGGTCTTTGGATCATGTTATAAAGGAGCAGTTCAAAGTAAAGCATTATTTCAGATTTGCCGATGATATGGTGATATTATCCCACGACAAGAAACAGTTGCATGAATGGCTGTGGAGGATAAGAAATTACCTGTGGTATGAAAAGAAGCTAGAGATGAAGAAAAATTACAGGATATTCCCCGTTTCAGAAGGGATAGATTTCGGTGGATTCGTCTTTACTCCCGGTCATACCAAAATAAGAAAGAGAATAAAGAAAAACTTTGCGTCAAAACGTAATAACCCAAAATCAATTACGAGTTATATGGGTATGTTGATGCACTGTGATTCTAAAAACTTAATTAATAAAGTTTTAGTTAATAATAATAGCCACATGACAAAGATTAGTGACTTGAATATAAGGGTGTCAAGAAAGTTTGACGGAAAAGATGTGAAGATAGACAAACTTGTCGATGAACATATAGACATTCTTGATTTCGATGTAAGACCATCCACAAAGAAGGACAATAGCACATGGGTAAGGATGCAGATAATGTTCAAAGGAGAAAAATGCTTTATGAAAGGCGGATACGAAGCGTTAGGAACATTTCTTTCCCAAGTAGACAAAAGCCTTTTACCATTGGAGGATGTTGTCATAAAATTCAATAGGGGTTATTATTTTGATGGAACATTAGATGTTTAAAATATGGAAAGAGGTTTGATTTTTGACGAGAAGCCTGCCTTTATCTTTGATTTAGGCACTGGATATAGCAATGTTCATTTAAACATTGAACAAGTTGACGAACCCGAAACGGACGATATGGGAAATATTGTACAGGAAAAGTTCGTCAAAAAGTGGAAAGCCGATGTACAGCGTGTAAAGAACCCTGTATCATACGACAAAACGGTAGATGCCGCCATAAAGGATGAATTTCCAAACGGTGAGGAAGAAGCGGCTCTCAGAAAAGGTATTTTAAACAAACTTGACCCAGATTATGTAAAACTGAACGAGTTTGCCGAAAGTGTGAAACAATCTTACTTGAAAGGATATGGAAAACAATGATAAACAACAGATAGGTGGGTATTTCTCCACCAAAAACGCTTCAAAGGATGAAGCGTTAAAAGGTATCGTAGCTGCAAGAATATCAGCATCGGAAGATGTAACCGACAAGGAATACATAGCATTGTCAAACCTTATAAGGGTAGCCACATCGGATGGATGCCGTATCTCATTGGTACAGGAAACGAAAAGCAGATCAAGCAGAATATCACCAACAGGAATGCTTCTCCCGGCAGGAACGGTGGAATATTTTTCAGTCACACCGGGAAGCAAGGTAAGTGTTACGGGAACAGCAAACATATCATCTATTGAGTAGGACATGGGAATGAATTACAGCACGATATTAGCCTCTTTACTTGACGGAATATCTCTAGCATTGAAAAGCGGAAACTCGAATGTTGATGCGGAACAGTTCAACTTCCTTACTGACGCAATAAACAGATCAACTATCATACCGTCTTATTTTGATAGAGAAAATGCCATAAAGTATCTTGATGTGAGTGACACCGAGTTTGCAAGGCTTACATATAAAGGCACTAAATTTCATCCCGTACAACCGTTATTATCTCCTGTGAGAGTACAAGGAATGACAAAGCCCGTTTATTTGAAAGAAACATTGGATGCTCTTAAAAACAACGGGCTTATACGTCCAAAGAAGTCAAGGGGTAAATACAAGACTAAAAACTAGGAAAACTAGACAACCTCATACGCATACATTGTAACACAATCATCTTTATTCTCCATATTAACCGCTTGGAAAATGTTTTCTTCATTATCCAAAGCGGTTATTTTATATGTTCCGTTCATCAGATCAACAGTGTCACCTAATTTTATATAAGCGTACTTGTTTCCACTAGGTATTAAATACGTAATCTTTATTGGATTATTATTCCATTTTTTTAATTCTTTCATCTTCAATTCCTCTATTTTAAAATTATTGCGCTAATATACGAATAGGAAAAACAACTCACAAGCAAATAACTTATTTTAACAAGTTTAAACTATCTGAAACACAATAAGTTATACTACGAAATTTTTATTTTTGTTTAGACCACCCATGTTGTAAATTTACTTTCGTAAAGATGAGTGCACAGTCTTTACGGGAGTTATAATACACACACAGTGAGCTACTCACGCCTAAAGGCATGAGCTTCTTCCTGTTTCTTCCTGTC